TGTTTTGCTGCCCATCATTAGTGAGATTTCAGGAAAAACAGGCATAAAAACCCGCTGAACGGCGGGTTTCTTTTTTGTTCTGTTGCTAAGCGACCTACCCTTATTGCGGAGGATCCAATATCGGTTCTCGCTATCGTCAGGGTCTTATCCACGAAACCCGTTTGGTAGAGCTTTATTCTCTCGTTGGCGTCGGCCAGCATGAAATTCCAATGGACCTTTGCTAGTTCGCTAATGAAGTCACAATTTTAAAGTAATGACTTATGCTGCCGATATGTTCTTACCTGCGTCCTGAGCGCAGGATTGATAACAAAACTAAGGGATTTGTGCCCGTTCCCGTACGGGCTTTTTTCTCTTCAGAGGGTTCGAAAATGCCGCTCATGATAATTACTGCTGATCACACTGATGCAGTTACGCTTTCAGCGCCTCAATATCAGACTGCAGTTGCGTGACCTTCGTGGTCAGGGTCTCGATTTTTGCAATCGCATGATGCAGGGCCAGCGCCGTATCCATCATGATAACGTTGTTATCCAGCGCCAGGGTGTCGTCTTTATCACAACGATTCCCGTCCTCGTCGAACTCAGGCGCGGCAGGAACCAGCTTCACATACTCACGGTCAATATCACGTAAAGCATCCTGAGCGATGATCCCCCGGCGTGCCCGTTCGAAGTAATCCCCGTTATATACAAACGTGCAGGGTTTCAGCTTCCTGATGTTCTCGTAAGATGCCTGGCCGTCGTCATAGGTGATATCGTGCTTCAGAGTGGCATCAGAGGTCGCTGACTTCTGATAGGTGTAGTTGCCAGCAAAGCCGCCATCACCACTTGTCGAAGTGACTAAATCCCCGTTGGCTGGGGTGAAATACCAGTACCGGATCTTAGCCCCATTATCGCCGAACTGTGTTAACGCAGTGTTAGCCCAGTTTCCTGTTCCGTTCCCGACATTGCCCAGTATCGTTCTTAAATCATAACCACCTCCATGTCTGTAACCCCAGGAAAGACCAGCTATAGCACCGTTGCCGGGTGCATCTGTAGGAGTGGCAGCAAAGAATGCGGCAGCGGAAGCCTGAGCGGCGTTCCACCATGAGTTTACATTAGGGGAGCCTATGGTCAGCTTGCCCGCTGTATACATGTTGCCATCTGACATAAAGTCAAAATAGTTACTCTGCGCAGTATCCCCGTTCCCTGCTACCTGATTTACCGTCAATCGAGCAATGGAGTAGTTCCACTCGATACGTTTTACAGCCTGAAGCTGGACCGAAATCTTCTCTACGTTGTTCACTGTGTACTGGGACTTTAGGCTACCTCCAAAGACCGTAACTCCAGATCCCGGGAGAGACGCGTCGTTAATAACTGATGTCCAGGCAGCAATGGCCCTGCTTAATTCAACCGTGTCTATTCTGTTTGCCATACCTTAATTCCTTACGCCCAGACGCGAGCCGGTGTTTTCGGTTTAACCACAAAGTTGTTCAGCCCAAATAAATCGAGCGAGTCATTCATGACCCGCAAATTGACGTGATAGCCGGGTTCGGTGGTGTACTTTATGATTTCGTTTTCTTCACCGGGATTGATAACTTCAGCAGGAACAGTGATAACGCCAACGATATCCAGGCTGATATCGGGGTGATATAAACCACCCTGCTCCTCATCATCCACAAACCCCGCCGCGATTAACTGCGTGCGCATTTCGTCGGCGTCATTAAAGCGCAGATATAAGTCTCTCATTAGCGGAGTCCTTTAATTTGATTAGGAGTTAATGCGCGGTGCCATATGCGCAAATTGCGAATGTGGCCGTTAAGCACTCTTTGCCCATATGCTGTTGAACCTGCGCCCCAGCCAATAAGTATTTTATCCGGGACTGTAGGGGCGGGATTTCCGGGTGTAGGTCTCGCCGCTGTGGCTATCTCAGTAATCTCACCGTCAAGGCTTAATTTATTTTTTATAAGGTCTGTAGAAAAAACAACGTTATGAATTAAATCATCATCCATGCGCTTAACGCTTTGATTAAAATTCGCTGCCCCGTACATGCTTCTTAATTTACCTAATGCCGCTGATGACGGGTCAATATAGGTCATTACATATTCACCGCTTGAAGGGTAGAAACTTAGAATTCCTCTACGGGCAGCAGTGGATGTATCAGCAACCATCGGCCCTTTTATGTGGACCTCTGCGCTGTAAGTTAATGGGCCAAAGTAGTTTTCATTGCCTGAGCGCTGGATGGTAGGAATGTCTGCTGCTCGGGTGGCCGGGGAAGCCCCTGATATAATAAACGAGCTTGCATTCGGACCTAATTCCACTTGGGGCATTTGTAGTGCGCAGGTTTCGCCAGTTGCAACATTATTATTTACGTTACTTAAATCATAAATCAAAAACTGTGCAAAAAACTCCGCTCCTTCAACATCAGCTACATAAGTGGTTTTAATAGTTATATAGCCATCAGAACCAAGAACGGCAGAGCTAATAACTTTATCTACAGCACCGATTAACTCCCCTTGAGGGTTGTAATAACAGCCTCCTATGTAGCTCGTGCCATTCCCCACTCGTACTCGGAAGCGAAGATTTGCGGACAATTTAACACGGCACGATATAGAAAGGGTTTCACCAATAGCCAGGGCAATAACGCTGGACCTGGAGTCCAGAAGATTCATGTTAGTTTTGCCAGTAGTGGTGGTGTACTGTCCTGTCGGCGCTTTTGTATTGCCGTCAATAGCGCTAACAAGCGTTAGTGTTGAATCAACATTACTAACGCTTTTCCATTGCGAAGGATCGTTTGAATACCTGAAATAGTTAGTGCGCTGTCCCTCAATCAATAACCCCTCTTTTTCAAAGCGCGGCTCATCAATTTTAGCGGTCTGCAACACACCGGATTTGTCGATATACGTCGCTTCGGTTGGCCGGATGATGGTCGCTGATTTTGTTGTTAACTCCAGCACCTGCCCGGAAACCGTTAGCCGGTCATATGGCGCAAATCCGGCCAGCAGGCGCAGGTCATCATTCAGCGGCAACCAGACGTCAGGGAACGGAGCCTCCTCGTAAGGTACAGACGTCAGCAGCTGCGCCGCGGCCAGTGATGCTGCGGCACTGCTGGCGCTATTAGCAGCATTAGTCTCAGACGTTTTGGCATTCGTCTCAGACGTTTTTGCGTTCGTCTCAGAGGTCTTTGCGTTTTTCTCTGATGTGGCCGCTGCAGTAGCGCTGCTTGCCGCTGCGGTCTTTGACGAGTTCGCATTCGTCTCCGAGGTTTTTGCGTTTTTCTCTGATGCTGCCGCTGCAGCAGCGCTGGCTCCTGCCGCACCGGCCTGGGCGATCAGCTTTGACCAGCTGGGACCCGTCTTTTTCGAGCCGTCTGCCAGGGTTACGGTGACGTCACCGGTGCCCGATAAAATCAGGTCCTGGTTGATGATGCTGCTTTGCGCCAGGCGAAATCCTTCAGAGACGGCTTTCGCTAAATCGTCATCAAGTGTGGCCATTCGTGATGTCCTTAAAATGAAAAACCCAGCCGGAGCTGGGTTGGATGGTCTGAGGTTGTAGGGATCAGGAGAAGGAGCCGGTACCGCGCGTAATGGTCAGTGTCGGAGCGGCAATACGCTTACTTGCCGTCCCGGTACCAGTAACCGTAATCGTCCCGGTAATCACGTTTGCCGTAATGTTTCGAACAGCATGACGTACGGTTATCCGAAGCCCACCGGTTCCCGCAGGAATGTAGACGGAGCCTAAGTCACGGACATCGCCGTTAATGTTGAGTGTGATGTTTACCAGGCCTTCCCCTTGAATAGATGACGCTGTAATCATCGCCTCAAGTAGAGCTGACTTATTCAGTGATGATGAGGAGGAGTCAGTGAAAGTTATAGTATTGGTTGCCACACCTCCGCCTGAAACGTAAGTATCTGAAGACACACCAACGTTAGCCACATCACCAATGAAGTTTGTCGCTTCAACCGTGCCCTTAAAGCTCCCACTGGTCGCTTCAACCCTGCCTTTAAAGCTCCCGTCAGTGGCATAGATCGTCCCGCGAACAGTCACACCGTTGAACGTGGCATAACCGGATTTATTGATATGCCAGCCGACATTGCCGGTCCCGTCCCAGTTGCTGGACTGGATGTAATTCCCGATCTTGCCGTTGTCGATAGAACCGTCCTGGATGAACACCGAACGCATGAACATCTGGCCGCCGGTCGAAGCAAACACCAGCTCCTGCCCGTTCGTCGTCGGGTTATACACCGCGAACGTATCGGCAGAAATCAGGAAGTTTGAGGCCCCTGAACCGTCAATGCCCAGCTGGATACCCGCGATGCGTTTGACACCGTTCGCCTCCACCTGCACTTTAACGCCCCATTGCGCGTTCAGCTTACCGTTGATGTCAGCAACAGCCTGGCTGGTCGTCTGCACACTGGCATTGGTATCGCCGATTGCAGCCGTCACCTGCTGAATGCTGGTTGCGGTAGCGCTCTCCAGATCCGTAACGGCTTTATCAATGCGGGTGATTGCGGCGGCGTTGGTCTGGCCGTTTTGCTCAACCGTGGCCTTAAGCGTCGTGACCTGTTCGGCTACAGCGCTTGTGGCATCCGCGGCGGTCTTCCGGGTCTCGATGATCTCGGCCATCGTTTTCGTTTCACCAACAGCAAACGTGACGCGCTGATCAGAGAAAGCCATGAAGTTGGCGAGAGCGTTGCTGACGTTGCCGACAATACCGGCGTCGCGGCTGGCCGTGTTGCCGTCCACATCCACTTTCAGGCTGTCGATACGGCGACCGAGCGCGCTGTCTGCATCCGTGCGGGCCGTGGTTTCCGTGCTGATGTCCGCCGTGTTCTGGTCTGTTGTGGCTTTTACAGCAGCCAGCGCGGTAGTTTGCGCTTTGTTGTTATCGGCTACAGCTTTATCGATACGCGTGATATCGCCGCTATTTTTCCCGACAGTGGTCTGCAGGCCAGACAGCGTTGTAGCCTGCGCCCCCTGCTCAGTCGTCAGCGTTGCCAGCTCCTGCGTCACGCTGGCTTTGTTGGCATTAACGGTCGATTCAAGCGCCGTCCGGGCCGTCACCTCCGCTTCCTGTGCCGTGATGCGCGCCTGGCGTTCGGTGTAGAGCAAGCCCGATGCCAGTTTTGACGGATCGTCACCGGTATAGCCGCCCCGGATCTGCGTCGCCAGCGTCTCGCGCGCTGTGGACTCCGCCTGGTCGCCAGCGACACGTGCTGTCGTTTCCTGCTGCAGCGCCGCCATACCTGCACCGGGCGTAGGCCGCCCGAGCGCCACCCAGTCAATCAGGTAGTAGTTCGTCGCATCCTGCCTGGTGGACAGATCCAGCCTGAACTGATTCATCGTGGCTTCAGTCAGCCAGGGGATATTGTTGAACTCAAGCGTGGCGATCCCGTTCGCGTCATAAGCAGGCTCGGCGACGGTGACCATATTAGTGTCGTTGAAGCCACCGGCACCCCGCCACCGCAGCTGCCCCGCCCAGCCCGGCGCCCCGAACTTCCTGATACGCAATTTAACGAAGCGATAGGACGAGGAGTTAACACCCAGTGAACCGGGAGACGCCACCCATGGATCGGTGGCATGGTTCGCCGGGCGGATCCACCCGTCAACAATCGTCGGGGTCCCGTTCCCGGTCCAGCCCTCTACTGTCGAATCGAAGTACCAGATTTTGGCCGGGTCGAACTGCGAACCGGTGCCAGCAGAAATCTGCCCAATCTGCTGCGCCAGTGACTCGGTGGTGGTCTGGATCGTCTGATTGACGTTGCTGATATCCGCGACGCGCTCGTTCTTTTCGGTCAGCAGCGCCTGGCCCTGAGCCGTTGCCTGATCGGAGATGGCTTTCTTGCGGTCCGTGACCTCCTGTGCCAGGCCCGCCTTGGTCGCCGCCGACTCTGTCGTAACTTTGCTGATGTCGTCGCGCGCTGACTGAATATCGTCGCTGAGATCGGCGATATCCGCGGTGAGTTCCTTATACGCGTCGGTCTGTTTGATCTGGTTGTCGATATCCACCAAGTAATCAGCTGCAACCGAGCTGCTGCTGCCCTGAATGAAGTCAGTCCATGCCGACTTATTGCCGGTGCGATCGACAAGCCGCGCACGGTACCAGAATCCTACCCCAGCCTTCAGGCCCAGTTGCTGATAAACATGCTGCGGATAGGGTACCCCGGCCAGCAAAAGCGGATTTGTGCCGGTCGATACAGTGGAATACTGGATCTCCGTCTGTAAGGTATCGCCGGTACCAGCCGGGAAATCCCAGTCCAGCTGTACGCCCCAGAGCAACGGCGTGGTACGGAAATTGGCGGGCTTTGGCACATCACCGGCCCGGCCCTTGAGATGCGTCAGCACTGAGGTGGCCCACAGGCTGGATGCGCCGCCAGCGTTAATCGCCCTGACACGCACCAGGTAATCACCTTCGTAGATCCCCGGCACTTCGACATTGCGCAGCCCGGTTTGCGGTACGTTAACCCACTCGCTGTCACCCCGGCGCCACTGTGCCTGGTAGGCGATCACGTCTGCCTGCGGTTTCCCTGCTTTATCCAGCGGAGCATCCCATGAGGCCGTCAACGTGGCAATGCGCTGCCCCTGTCTCACTGAGTCGTAGCTCGATACCACGACGTTTCCGGGCTGAGAAACAACACCAGTAGGAATCAGGCTGACAGGCGGGATGTCCAGGCGCGCTTTGTTATCGACAGCGTCATATTTCGAGGCGTTGTATTCCGCACCCGTAATGGTGTAGGTGTTCTCCTCGTCGTTGAATGTCAGGTTCATCACACGAAAATACTGCAGGCGCAGCTGTCCGGCATCGATAACGAAAACGGCATCTGGCGCAGGCGCAGAGGAAAAGGCCGTGGCCACGATTAACTGCGTGCCGTTGACCGCCTGAATGACCCGGTTTTCCACAATGCCGCCCTGTGTGCGGATCATCAGCGTGTCGCCCGGGACGGCGCTGGTCCCGCGATCGGTTGTAACGGCTTTAAGCCCGGCGTTGTAACTCACAACGCGCCCGCCGTACACTCGCCCGGAAAAGCGCTCATCCGCAAAAGCGAACACGGTGCCGGGAACATAGGCAAAGCCATCCAGCCCGGTTTGCAGCGTGATCAGGCGATCGAGATAGTTGGAGTACACCGCCCAGCCGCCGCGACGCTGCGCCTCACTCTCACGCGTACAGCCAATGGCAGTCAGCTGCGTCTGCTTGAATTTGAACTGCTTTACCAGGTCAGGAAACATCACCGCAGTGGTGCGATCCTGATAGTGGTTGTCCGGGTCGCTGAAGTTAATCAGCGCCGAACTGTAGCGATTCTTCTCGCTGCCGCTGGAATAGTTCGGCTTTCCGACGACCGATGCGCGAGTGAGGATCTGCAGCTTCGACGTGTCCGCTGGCATGTCCGAGACAACATTGAACATGTTGTTGCCCCAGAATGTCATACCGTTGAAGCCAGCGGCGATATCCTTAATCACCTGCCAGGCATCGGCCTGCGACTGGATATAGACGTCAAACAGGAAGCGCGGCTCGGTACCGGTGCCGCCCTTACCGTCCGGCACCTTCTGGTCACAGCGCTGGGCTATGCGGTACAGTTCCCACTTATCCAGCATGGCTGCCGTTACCCGACGACCCAGGCCAAAGCGCGGCTCCGTGAGTACATCGAACCAAATCCACGCCGGGTTATTCGACCAGCCCCATTTGAATGTCCCATCCCAGGTGCCGTTATAAACCCGGCTAACCGGATCATAGTTCTGCGGGATGCGGATAATCCGCCCTTTCGGCTTGCAGGATATCTTCGGGATGTTGTTGAAGGATTTTGCGTTGAACGACACATACAGTAGCGCGGTATGCGGATACCGCAGGCGCGCGTCGATCACCTCCGTGATGGCCTGCACCTGTGTCTTGTTCTGTAGCATCTGGCTGGTGCTGTCGGCAGTGTCGCGAACCACGCGGATCTGCCAGCCGGTGTTAGCCTTCGGCAGATTGATGCGATGGGTCAGCTCGTACAGTGAGCTGAGCTTTTCGGTTACGGTTTTGGTGAGCACGGTGCTGTATGCCCCGCCATCTACCGCCACGTCGATGTGATAGGTGACGGAAGTGCCGACGATATCGCCATCATTCTCCTGCTGCTGCAGACCGGTAATGCCGATACGCACCAGCACAGCGTCAATCTGGGTATTGCTGATGGCGCGGGTCCAGGGAGTGGCCTTCGTCAGCGACACGCCAATGCTGGTCTCATTCTCCACGGCTGGGAATCCGGGGATCGGCGACTGCGTCTGGGTGCCAGGGCGAAAATCCCATGAGACGTTCTCGAAGTTCATTGACCCGTCGGCGTTACCCAGCGGCGTGCCGTCAAGGAAGATCCGGGTAGCATCCAGTCCACCAGCAAACTCACCTTCACCGAGCGCCAGCAGCATACGGCAGCGCGCCATCGACTGCGCGGAATCGGGTTGTTCAACAGGCGTGTGCTGCTTCTGGCTGCCGCCTTTTGCACCAGTAATCGTTGCCATATTGCATCCATAAAAAAAGCACCCGATTGGGTGCTAATTGAAGAGTAAGAAATTCTCAGATGTCCTCGGCCACGATCCCCGCACTGATTATAGCGCCGCCAATTTCGCGCTCGCCATACAGCAACGCGACCGGGTTGCCCATCGCCAGGGTGTTCACTGCGCCGCCGAAGGCATAGCTGGGCTTATTGTCGGGGTCATCACGCCCCTGAAGGCCTTTGGGCTGCGGCGAGAGCATCTGATAGATACCGCCTGCAGCCATGCCGATACCAGCAGAAATCATGGCGCCACCGACCGGACTGGCCCAGCCAGCAGAGAGGCCAGACACTACGATGCCCGCCACCACCATCACTGCGCCAAGGATCGTCTGAAATAAACCTGCCTTTTTCGCCCCTTCCAGCACAGGCGCGATGCGGATATCACTGTCACCACCCAGCTCCTTGAAATCCTGTTCGCCGATGTTGCGTTTGCCACGAAACACCGCGAAGGTCATGCCGTTTTTTTTGGCATTCATGAGAAAGCTTTCCAGCCCGTCCAGGTTGATGCACAGCGCCTTTACCGCTTCCGCTGACGTCTGCACCGCCAGTCGGTGAACGCGGCCAAAACGGGCACCCAGCGCGCCATACAATCGAATCGTGGTTAAGCGCGCCATGGCTTAATCTCCTGCGGCAGGTCTTTGTGCCGAACGCAGATCATCGTCCGGTCTTTAAAATATCCACGGGCATAAGGTGTGATACAGGATGGCTGGCCGTACAGGTGGTGCAGCAGCTCGCCCTCTTCGGTGATGATCCCCGCATGGTTCCACTTGTCCGACTCGACCTGCATGATCACCATGCACCCGGGCGCGGGGTCGCATTCGACAAACCCCTCGCGCTCCCAGTTATCGAAATAGAGGTTGTCCGGGTACTGGCTTTCCCACCACGGATAATCGACGCGGAAATCGTTCAGCGCTACGCCCTGGGTGGCATGCCAGTCCATGACCAGCCCCCAGCAGTCGTGCGATCCCAGAAGGAAAGGACGGCCAATCAGCGGGATCGCATCAGGGGTAATCTCTGCGTATTCATCACAGTCCGGCGCGTATATGCCCCAGACCACACCAGAGTTATTGCACTGCTGGCGATCAAGGTCAGACGGGATAGGCCGTGCGCCATCGCCCGGGTGGGAGTGAATGACGCGGATAATGGTCCCTGCGTCCTCGGCGTTCGCCCAGTGCAGACCATCGATTCTGAAATGCTCGGTCGGGTTTTCGTGGCTGTTCGGCACCGGGATATAGCGCTGGCGCCGCCCCGACTGGATGACGAAGCCGCAGCACTCGCGTGGGGATTCCTCCAGCGCATGCGCCCGGATCGCCGTCATAATGGTTTTGTTCATTGGTATATCCGGTTATCGGGTGAAGAGAACTGTCGCCGGGTAGCCGCCGAAATCAAGAACGGCAGTGTTCGGTTCTGCCAGCCCCGCACCGAAGCGCTTGCGGCAGTCACTGAGGCAACCCCCGCATACATCAAACGCCGGGTCAGCTACCGCATTACCCTTCGCATCGAAATATGCCGTGCCGTTGTAGGTGCAGCCGTCACCGCTGCGATATTGTCCGCGCAGTGCCCATTCGCAGAGCGAGGTGATCTGCCGGCTTGGTATGACCAGGTTCTGCAGGTCTGCCGGGCTACTGAGCGACCAGGACACCATCTCGTCATCTTCAGAGGTTTTGGTATCCAGCCAGAAGGTCTGCAGGGAGAACATCGTCGGGTCTGCTGTCGGATTAACACTGCCGGGGAAGTTCACCGCATCGAGGTAAACTGCGTAGGTGTCGATGATGCTCACCTTTGCATTCACCATGTCTTTAAACTGGAGACAAAGCGCGGTGATGTGGCCGTCGAGGTTAGACACGCTGAGCTTTGGCTCGGCGGCCTGGTCCGTTGAAAGCGCCAGGTCGGCAATCTGGAAGGGCCAGAACTCGTAGGCGTTGCCATCCCAGATGATAGGCTTCGGCCCCAGCCTGGCCTCGTCGCCGTTCGCCGCGTCAATCTCGGCAGGCGTATGGGGAAACGGGCTGTAGTGAAAGCGGTGGATCCCGCCGCTGAACTCTGAGGCATCCACTTCGACCAGGCGGACCCTGCCGCCCGGCGCCAGCTTCGCCGCCTGATCGACAAGTGCCATTATGCGAATACCCCATAGGCCCGTTTGATGGTGAAGGTCAGCTCAGAGAATTTGCTGCTGATCTGGTTCTTGCGCACCGAGTTAGCGACAGTCCGGTAAAGCCCCTTCTCTTCGCCTGGCGGAGTGATGATGAAAGCCTTTACGGTATGAGCCAGCAGGAAGTCGCGGATAGCTTTTACCTCGGCATCGGTACCAGTGTGCTTCATCGGCACCTGAATGGCCGTGGAGTTGATGCCGTTCTCGGCCACCTGCTCATAACCATCGCCGAACTGCGCTGCACGCACCGTCTGGTCATATTCAATGGGCCCGGCACCGAGCTGCGAGCGCCAGCCGTAGGTTTCAACTACCATATTTACTCCATAAAAAAACCCGCCGAAGCGGGTTTGAATTTGATAGTGGGAGCCAGTTATAAACAACTATTTCTGGCAAACCTTCTTAGACTTGCTGATAGTTCCATCATTACAAACAAACTTTTCACCTGAGCAATGCGATATTCCACCTTTCTTACCTGAGCATGGTTTGTTTGCAGCCGTTGCTGTTAGCGAGAAAAGTGACACCAATAGAACAACAAGAATTTTCTTCACATCCCTATCCCCATCAGTAAAAGATAAGATTAATCCTATCAGGAGAAATCACAGGCGCAACGGCAAATGCTGATTCATTGATCTCAATCGACTAACGACAAAAAAGCCCCGCGTTAGCGAGGCTCGAGTTCGGTTGGGTGGTCCGGTAGGGCTTGGGGCTACTTTAAGACCCTAGACTCAAGAGTGCCGAGGATGTCGCCATACTGATTTTCAAGGGCCTTGAATGCAGTTTTCGCGGCTTCTGGGTCAGTCAAATAGAGGGCCCGGATTGCTTCTACTTTGGCTTCAATCTCGCGAGCTATATTATTGGCTTCCCGCACCATGCTGTTGATGTCAAATGAAGCCAGCATGTGGCGCTCAGCAATCTCTCTTTTTTTAACTGGGTCCTTTTCTGATTTATATTCATGCCGTTGCAGCGCAAGAGTCTGATCTATTGCATTCAGTTGCTCTCGTGACCAGTGAGAAATAATAAGCCCGTTAAAGAGTGCATGGGAGGACCAACTGTATGCTGCGGCCCTGTCATTACAAGCACCAAAAACGATGCGGCCTAAAGACGAAAACAAACCAACTCTACGCCATCTCGTGTCAATTGAAATTCCGTGCCTCCACTTGGCTTTGACAAAGTGAACATCTTCATGACCGCATGCATTGATGATGTCCTGTCTTAATTCCTCGCCCAGAATTTCTAAATCCCCACCATACCCAAAGCTCACAAGTGATGGCTTGCTGCTGGAAATTATATTCTGAATGGCTTCGGCGCGCGTTAATGTTGGGATTATCATCACGCACTCACATGTTTTTGTAATAGCCGACTTTGGAGTCGAAGCCCTGTTTGCCCAGAGGAGTCTGACTTGTTACGTAAGCCTCCCAGGAGCTGTACGCCTCCACAAGTGCGCGCTTTTCATCTGTGGTACTTGCGCTGGCCTTCATCCGCTCAAAAGCACCCGATGCAATCTCCCTCCGCTTATCTTTTCTGCTTGCTCCGCACGATGCGATGGAATCAGCCACGGAAGCATTCCAGCCAACAAGCTGAAGGATATCTAACCTTTTTTGAGTTACGAACTGATCAGCTGAAGCATTGCGAGCCTGCGCGGAGAGAAATTCCGCGAAGTCCCTTTTATTTGTTGGTGAATTGGAAGGTGCTTCGATAGCAACATCGCACTTTGAAAGCTCATCATACTTGGCTTGCTTTTGAGCGTTGCTGTTTGAATTACTCCCAGTGCACGCAGAAAGCACCATGGCTAACACCGCAGTGGTAAAGACCTTTTTCATTATCATCCTCTGATTAGTATGGTTTTGAGCATAATAACCAGGGGATGCTCTGGTGTAACCAGGTGCGCGTGATATTGCTATCTCAGGGTCATATTCAGGCAATTATTTGGTCTGGAACTGCCTTCCAAGCAGGCCATCACTTCTAGCGGCCCTCATGAGGATCTCAGTCACCTTGGCTTCGATTTCCTTTCCTAAAGCCCTTGCTGCAGCGCTACCATCGCCAGACGTGGTTGATGAGGCATTGCCCTTATTGTCCACATATACGTCTATGTTGACCTGTGGCTGCACCCCACCACCACCTTGAGCTCTGACACCCAGGCGGCCTGCGGAGTCTCGCGTAAGCGGCATAATTGCCTCAGCACCTGCCTCAGCAAACACGCCACCTTTGGCAAACTTAGACGCACCCTGAAACGCGAAATACTGAGGGGAGTCGTAGACGCCATTCACATATTTACTAAGGCCTGGCGACTCATAGACGCCACCTTTGGCGTTTGGGGTATAGGACGGAACAGCGAATGATTGACCTCCGCCTGATGATGGCGCGGAACTACCGCTGATCCACCCCATGGCCGCCTGTACCGCATAAGCAACCATGAGCCGATTTGTGACATCCATAATCATCCTGAGCATGGATTTCCCGAACTCTTTGATCGAGGCTTTCCCGGTCATCATGAGGTCGGTCAACATGTCGGATAACCCTGTCAACGTCGAGCCTGCCACATTCTTCACTGCGCTATACGTATCAGTTGCGGCCTCAAGGTATTCATTCCATCCGCTTAATGCGCCAGCCTTCCAGTCGCCGCGCAGCTTGTCCTCTTCAGCGTAATAATTACGAAGCGCCGCCAGTTCCTTCTCATAGCCAGCATCTTCGAGCTTACCACCACCATTCAGCCAGCCCTGTCGAAGCTGAGCCTCCTCAGTCATTCGCTGGGCCATGCGACTACTCAAACCAGACCCACTCCGGAGCGCCTCTGACTTCTCGGACATCTGCGTGACATACTTATTGGCCTGCTGCGCCAGCCCGTTAATCTTCTGCTGGGCCTCAACTTCCTTGTTCTTCTGATCCACCACCCTCGCGGCGTTCAGTATGGCCTCACGGCTCGACAGAAGAGATTTTTCCTGCGTGGTCAGGACGCGAGTCCTGGCGGCGCTGTCCAACTCAGCGAAGCGTGATTGCTGCTTACTGAACTCAGTGTTTTTAGCGTGCGTTTCGCCGGTCTGCCGCAGAGTTTCGAGGGTTTCAGTTAACGTTCTGGCCTGAGCGCGGTAGTTTTCCAGAGTGCGATCGCCAGCGTCGAGCGTAGTCTTCGCTTCTCTGGCCTTTTTGGTTGAGTCCTGGGCAAGTTTCGATACCGCATCCCTCGATTCGCGGCTCGAGCCTCCCTCCCCTTTAACGGTGACACCTCTCGCTTCTGCCTCATAGCTTGCCTGTGCGTTGGGGGCAGTAATGCGCTTCCAGAGTTCATCGTAGCGTTTTTTGTTCGCCGCGATCTCTTTGTCAGCTTCAGTTCCGGCCTTTTTCATAGCCTCGACATCCATGCCGAGGAACTCAGTTATTGCACCGCCACCAGGTATTTTTTCAGCCCAGCCAGCTAAGGTCCCGGTAAATTTGGCATCCAGTGAGGTGATATTGAGAAAGAGATCCTTTATCGACGCCTTAACCAGATCAAAAATATCCAGTACCTGGTTTCCCCAAGCGCGGACGGTAACCCCAATATCATCAAAGGTGTCAGATGATGTTTTCTTCAGCCATTGCCAGGATTGCCCGATATTGTCGGTCGCCCTGGTGGTCTCTTCTGCTCGTTTTGCCATAACGCCAGCAAACAGCTCAATGGCTTCGGTAACTGCCGCCTGCTCCCCTTTCTGCTTACGCAGCTGGATGATGTGCTTCATCATGGCTTCGTCGACGAAGCCATATTGCTCATTCAGGCTGGCTAGCCCTTTTACCGGATCGCTGACGATTTTACCGAAGTCGGACATCGCCGCCTTGGTGTCGTTGCCCGCCTTGCCCATCAGGCTGATGGACGTGGCAATCTGCTTCATCTGGCTGGCGGTATATTTGCCAGTGTCATTCAGCGTAACCAGGGTATCGACGGTGGAGCTAATCGAAGTATTCGTTTTGCCGGCCACCTCTTCTGCGGCCTGGTTGAGTTGCTGCATTGAGGCGAAGCCAGCGCCGCCCATCATAATGACAGAGCGCGCCACCTGATCGAACTGTTCAGACGAACTGTACGCGGCTGCAGCCAGTAGGCCAATGGTGCCCACCAGACCGCCCAGCGCGATTGTGGTTGGATTAATCATCCCGGCCATGCTGCGGATGTATTCGCCGACTCCAGATAGCGCCCCCTGCACTGAGCCAAACTGATCCTTAATCTGGCCGCCCTGCTGGAGCAGGATCAGGAACGGTGACTGCCCACCTGCCAGCTGCGTGGCGATATCCGTGAATTGTGCCGGAAGCGTGCGCATTGCCGCGCTGTACTGGCCCACGGAGATACCGGCGCGGTGTGCGGCTAACTCTTGCCGGGAAAGCGCATCAGGCAGCACGTCTGCCACGCCAGAGAGCCGCTCACGCGTCTGGTTAAGGATGGTGTTGAAGTGCTCAAACTGAGCGCCATTGATGCGCCCTGACTCGAAATGGGCCACCAGCTGCGCGTGCTGCTCATCCAGAGAGTTGAACGCGCGGATCGTCGGGTCGATGGAGCCCAGCAGGTTCTTCAGTGCGGCAGATTGTTTTTCGGCAGCCTGGGTGGCGGCCAGTTCGGCCTGGGCCCGCGCTGCTGCCTCGCCGGTATCGGTCAGCTTCAGCCGGGTATCATCCAGAATCTTGTTATAGGCCTGGAATGTATCGGTATCCAGAAAGCCCTTGGTCTGGAAGTTACGCAGTGCAGCCTGCTGTTCGTCCAGGCGGTTCAGCGCCTTAGTGACCGGGTCGATGTTCTCCAGCAGGCCTTTCAGCGCATTCTGCTGCTCTTTAAGCCCTTCGCTGCCCTGCTTCGCGGACTCAGCGCCAGCGCGGAATACGCTGTTAAGGTCATCGGCTTTGTCGACAGCACCTGCCGCCGCCTGGCCGAGTTTATCCAGTTCATTGCTGGCCGTTTTCAGATCGGATACGTCAGCACGCAATGTGATCGAGGCGATTTGATCACTCATCAGGCCGTCTCCTTATGCATCACTTTGAGAGCCTCGCTTTCCATGATTCGAATATCAGCCATGCAGGCCGCCGCATCCTCAACCCCGTGCAACTGAAACACCCAGGGGAGAACGTTGTAATCAAGACCGGTCGCACCGCTCGCGCCTACGCGCCATTGGGTCGCCAGGGCGGAGAAGACAGTAAAGGCCTCCCATATGGATGGCAGGATCCCCACCTCTTCCTCCACGTCCTCAGGCGTTAAACCAAAAGCGGCTAATTCCGCGAGCGTCGGTCCCGGTGTATACATCGCTGCGGCGACCTGCCTCAGTTTTTTTCGCGGATGCCCATCAGCTCTTTGGTGTAGGCGAGACCAATGCTGTCGAATGCGCGCGGATAGTTCTGCAGGAGGACGATCACGTTATCGCGGGTGAACTCATCCGGCAGCGCCCAGCCTTCGACTATTTCCATGAGGTAATCGGCCTGCGGCTCTACTGCTGCCTTTTTGCCTTCAGCTGCTTTTTGCAGCTTCTCGTCCATTGCGCGGAGTTCCTGCAGCGTCTTGTGGCGGAAGGTGAAGGTGAGTTTGCCGTCTTCAGCGCCAGCGCGCGGGATGCTGGCAGTGACGGAAAAGGTAGGATTTGGGATCAGGGAGAATTGGGTCATTTCGGTTCCTTAGAAAAAAAGAAACCCGCCGGAGCGGGTTGAATATTCGAATGAGCGAGGCGTTAATTAGCGGCCGTTGAGCAGGCCGCCAGGTTTGAGCGCATTTCGGATAGCATCGTTTACCACATCAGCCACCGCTTCACGCATGTCATCTGAGAGGCGGAGTTTGGTTTCTGCTGCGATGCTGCGAATGCGATCGCTTTTCACTGTCATGGCATAGCTCGCCTTAATGGTGCCGCAGATGTCGTTGACGTAATCTCCAGCATTAGTGGATGAAACACCGTCAACCCAATCACCCGAAAGCCAGTCGCGACAATCGCCGTTTTTATCGATTAGACGCAAACGAATCTGTAAGCGTTCGCCAGCTTTTAATCCGCAGATTAGTTTCTCGCTGACCGGCCAGGGAATGAATTCTTTCTCAAGTCGGCCATCTGAAAACAGATACTGCAATTCCAGTCGATGTCCCCAGATACAACCTTCGGGCCATTTCCATTTAACACTAACGCCCCATAATTCGGGCTTCGTCTCAATCGAGGGGATATTTAAAATTTCGGACATGTTATTACCTTTTAGACGTGAGCCTGTCGCACGGCAAAGCCGCCAAGAGCAACGGATTGCCCAGGCTCACAGCTGAAAGACTCTCTTCTGATGCGCGTGCGATGCGCTGGAAAGCCCGGCGAACCGGGCCTTGTTGGTTAGCTGACAGTGACGGTGCACGCAGCTGAGGTAATGGTTTTGCCTGCGGCGTCTGTGACCTCGCAGGTGTAGACACCAGCATCGCTGGATGCGACCGACGGGATGTTGAACGTCGAGGCGGTTTTGCCAGGGATAGCGGTGCTGCCCTTCTTCCACACGTAGGTGTACGGCGCTGAACCGCCCTGCATGACCACGGCCAAATCCAGCGCTGCGCCAGTTGCGAGTGCTTTAGTGGATGGCAGGTCAGTCAGGAATGCCAGCGGCAGCACGGACGAATCAGCGATCGGGTAAATCTGCATATCCGATTCGAAGTTCATACGCGCTTCGTTGCTTTCAACGGCGTTAATTTCAGTGCGCGGCACACGCTGGAAGGAAACCTTGGCGGAATAGTAACGATCCGCTTTACCGCGCGGGTTGTGGAACCACACCGCTGTGGTATCGCTGGAGTCGTCCAGGTCAATCAGGCGCTTGTAGATCGCCAGCATCGGGTCGTGCGCGAAGGTGTAGACCTGAACCACGGCGTTTTTGAACGTCGGGATGGTACGGGCCTTATCATCTTCCAGGAACTGCACACTGATGGTCTGCTGGTCGCCGCCTTCAGTGGACAACGTCATGACCTGCGGCATGGTGATCCACGAGTCGACCTTGCGCAGAGTCCCCGCGCCGGTGCCCGCCGGGAATTTCTTAGTGTCGGTGGTATCGAAGGCTTCCAGCACGATTTTATTGCTGGTCACCGATTTAACGCGCAGCACCATGTTATCGAGCTTCAGCCAGCCAGAGCTTACCTGGACGACATCGCCCGCGAGGATCCCTGCGGCAGAGGCAACGGTCAGTTCGCATTCCGTCGCGTTGGAGGCTGCAGTGAAGACAATCGGCGCAAGATAGGCCTTGGCCACGTTCACACGTGACCCGTTAGGGATTGCGAATGCCATTGCATTTTCCTGAATTGAGGTAATAAAAAACCCACCAGGCGGCGGGTCAGTAATCAGCGCGGTACTGCATGCTGACGGGGGTGGTGTAGGTGATGGAGCCGCTACTGCCGTTTGGTGCTGATGTCGGACGATCCTGTATCGGCGTACGCACCTGCGGCGGGCCGTTGATGTATACGGTCAGGTCACCATCCACCAGCGGCAGACCTTCGGGGAAGGCGTCAGCGACCGACTTCGCCAGCCCTCGAGCCAGGGTCACGCCGCTGCCGGCAGGCGCGATGATGTTGAGCTGGAGAATGCCCTGGTACGTACGCAACTGGCCTTCCAGGTCCTGCCCCACAGTTTGCGCCGGTAAGACATAAATGCGCCCGTAAGGCGCATTATCCGGCGGAGCAAACGCGATGTTCGGCCAGGCCACTGGCAGCCCGAGCGAAGAGCAGATAACCGCGACACGACCTTCCAGCAGGTCAGCGATCCGCATTGACTGGTCACCGGCCATTACGCACCTCGCTCATTGCCTCACGGAAGTACTGGGCGGCATCCAGCGCGGTGATGCCCACCATGCCACCGGGGGCCTGTCCGGAGTGCCCGTTCTCCAGCGCCTGTGCATACGGCAGGTTATTGGTGAAGTAGATCGAGCTGACCTGGCCCACCCTGAACACCTCGAGCACCGCCATGCCACGGGAGTTTGAACCCTGGCCGGAAGCGTCCGGTGTATCGTTGGACTGAGTAGGCTGGCTGTCGAAACCCACATACCAGTTGTTTTTGAAGCGCCCGCCGACATAACCCTCAGGCTTTTTGATGTCCATCGAGTCATTTACGCGCAGACCACGCTTAAGCCGTCCCGATTTGGTCAGGTTGGCAGGGTCATCGCGAAGGGCCGCGTTATGCTCCCGCACCGCAGTATTGTACGCTGTCGCGGTCTGGTTGACCTGCCAGATATCCGGCTGGCCCACCGGGGACATCTCAACCAGTTGAGCGAGGATTTTAATGCCCGTCCGGCGCACCACCTGATCCATCTCCTGCTTCGAACTATCCACAAATAACTGAATGGCAGCCAGGAACGGCTGATTAACAGAGCTGGCCATAGTCACGCCCTCAGCTGGATGTTGTAGGAGATGAGTAAATCGGCAGGCTTAACCGGATTAGGCTGCACCACCCGCCATGCTTTGCCGTCGATCTCGATGCGGTCGTCAATACGCACTTCCGTTTCGGCTGTGGCCGCCAGCTTTTTATCGCCAGTAGTAATCAGAGAGCCATCTATTTCACGAGAGGAGTATTCAGTGACAACGCCAGTGACGGTCGCAGTGATAGCCGGGGTGGTTACCTCTTTGCCGAACTGATCGCGGGTAGTGCCGCCACCGCGGGTAAGCGGATAAGCCTTCCCGTTCTCGGTCAGCAGTCGCGTTGCGGTGTTTCGCACGCGGCGGTAGTCGATTGGCATATCACCCCCTTTCGATGCGAATCTGATTGCCGCCCACCACCAGCCCACGCAACGAGGAGTAGAGCCAGGGGAATGACGGTGCCGCCTTATTCGTGCCCGGTTCGTACTGGACCGTGACTGCGCCCTCTACGCGTTCCATCGTTACCGCACCACCACCAGCGACCGACGGCGTGAGATCAATCTCCTGCGATTCGAGAGCCAGGCGGCACTGCGCATCAACCAGGCGCTGTGGGATGGTGTCATCTGGCAGGTCAACGCCGTCGAAGTGCACGCCCGCACGCGGCCACGATAGCGGCTGTGATGCACTGGAGCGTGCGCCGCGCCATGTCTTGCCTTCCAGATAGTCCATCGCCTGCATCAGCATCTGGCCACATTCGCCATCATCCGCAGGAACGGCATATCCGCGTCCCGCCGCGAACGTGCGCAGGTCAATAACGCTGGCGTAGCTGTTGAAGCCAGGCGAATGGGGATCGGCAACCAGCATGGTTATTCCTCCAGACGCCAGTCCAGCGCCAGCCAGTTATCCACCTCATCAGGGTGAACCTCAGCGCTCAGCGGGCCGCCGGGGAATTCAGGCTCATCGCGCACCATCACCACAAGCTCAACACCTTGCTGGTCCTGCTGCTGGTCCTGCTGCTGGTCCTGCTGCTGGTCCTGCTGCTGGTCCTGCTGCTGGTCCTGCTGCTGGTCCTGCTGGGCAGAAGTTTGTTCAGCGCCATTCTGCGCGGCAAGCTTTTCAGCCTCACGCTGTGCGCGCTGCTCTTTGGTTAATCCGGCCATTGGGCCTCCTGAAAACAAAGGGGCCGAAGCCCCAGTGGTTAACCCATGATGATGGTGGAATGTTCAGGCTGCACGGCTGCAACGCCCCACGCCACACCAACTTCATAACGCACCTGACGGTACTGTCGATACAGCGCGATCTGGAAGGTGATGCCGGATACCGGGTCGGTCACGTTCATCACATCGTCGGCCGTGTCGCCGCCTTTTGGCATTGCCGGGGTGCGGCACGCCAGCAGGAATGCGTTGCGGTCGAACGCCATGTTTGGCGAAAACTCGCTCAGCACGGTGATGACTGCCTGGTCTGCCAGATCCTGACGCAGACCCGGTGCGCCGATGGTGATAGTCGAAGAGGTTGCCGCTACGACCATGTACTGGTTGTCATCGCCATCGAACTTCACTGCGGTCCCGGCAGCAATACCGCCAGTGCCAGCAGAGATAGCAATAATGATGTCGCCCTCTTTCTTCGCGCCGTTGACCTTATAGCCCGCCGCCGTGCTTTTCGCCGTGCGCTTGATGTTGGCCGATTCATGCAGGTTGAAGCCCATCACGCGACCGATGATACCTTCGCGCAGGAGCTGGTCGGTGCCAGCTTCATTCGCCTTGAACAGCACGGACTGCTTACCACGAATAGAGGCCATCGCCTCGCCGCCCAGCACCATGCGCATATCGGTGGTTGGAGAACCGTTATCAACCAGGATCTGGCGGGCCAGCGCCGCATCAGACAGATCGTCTTTGATGCTGAACGGGGTATCCTTCGGCGTGCCCACTGCGCGGGATGATTTGTAGTACAGCGCCGCCAGGTCAGCGTCCATCTCATTGCTCAGCGCACGGAAGGCCTGGGAAAACTGGTCAGCCAGGATGACGTCGTAATTACCTGACGGCCCGATAGCCAGCTGTTCTTCACCATTCCATTTGACCGGGGCCATTTTGGATTTGGTGATTTTGACATCCACGGTACCGATGTTCTGATCGCCATCGTTCGGTGCGGTCGCTGCAGGGGTGATATCGACGGTGGTGGTTTTTGGTGCCACCGGCGCGGTGACGGTCTGGTCTTTAGCCGCAGCATCAGCTTTCGCGTTGCGCGCCACGGCAGGGATGAAGCCCACTTGCTCGCGGGATACGCGGTTCAGTGCGGTGTACAGAGTAGGAATCAACCCAGTAAGCGTATTGCTCATATTCTAAATATCCTTTCGATTAATCGACGATGCTGACGCCGTCGCTAAGCGCAGCCTGCTTGCCTGCGCCATCAAGAGCGTCAAACGCACCGCGTTTCATGGTTTTTTGCCCGGCCTGATGCTGCGACTGGTGGGAGCCACCGCCGCTGTTGCCGGACGCTTTGAGGATGTAGTCTTTCTGCGGATGCAACTCGACCAGTGATTCCAGCGCTTCATCGAAGCCAGCCAGTTCGCCAGGCTTGGTGCGGGAGAACACCTTGTTGCCCTGCCCGTCGTAAGCCACGACCTTGCCATCTTCGATTTTGAAGTTCTGACCGAAGTGGGAACGCACAAACTCAGTCGGGATCGCCATCTTCTCGGAAATGAACTTCGAACCACCGAAGCGGCCGCCGATCATCTCGTCGTAGAGCTGGGTTTCGAGCTGCCTGGTCTTGCCGTTCGCTTCGTCCAGTTGCTGCTGGAACACCTTGGTGATTTCGGCCTTAACCTGGTCAACGGCACCAGCGTCGATCAGCTTCTTCTGGTCGATTTTGGTCATCATGTCCAGGGCCTCGAGCGCCTTGGTCGGGTCGCTGATGCCAGCGAATTTCGCGAGACTGGCTTCCGCCTGCTCCTTCGCTTCACGGTGGGTTTTGGCTTCACCGTTCAGAGAGGTGATTTTGGTCATCGCTGCGGCTGCGTCGAACGGGAATTCTTTGCCGTCGTCATGGACGTACACAGGCATACCGTTTTCAACGACCACATTGCCGTTAGCATCAAGTTTGAGTTTCATTGTTTTGCTCCAGCCTTCCGGCCATTGGTAATAGGTCATCCGACCCGGTCACCGCGTCGCATCCGCTCAGCGGCAGGCATAAAAAAGGCCACCCGAAGGCAGCCTGATATTGATAGGGTTGTGTTATTCAAACGCCGAAGCATCCACGCGGCGCAGTTCGTCCAGGGTAAGGAACTCCCCGGCATCGTTGAACATCTCCGGCACCGTGATTTTGCCGTCACGCAGCATCATGGCCCTGGTAACGCCCAGTACCTGCTCCTGCCGTGCGTACGGCTGCCGGACAAGCCACTCGGCGTAACTGGTATGCGCTGGTACCTGCCCGTCCATTGATGCGCGAGTAGCGTTGCTAAGCTCGCCAGAGGCTATCTGCAATTCTTCCCACGATTTGGTAATCAGGATTTCGCCGGAGCGGCAGCAGAAGTGGATTTTACCGGGGCCGCGCAGGTACGGGACCGCATGCCCCAGCGGCTTGCCGTCGAGCGTGTAGAGTTTGCGGTCGCGGATGATGCACCACTGGCTGGTATGCGTATCCAGGGTGGAAGACCACTGCTTGGCCTTCACGATATCGCTATTGGCCTGTGCGAACTCCTGGCGCGCCGTGGCGGCCATGTGATTCACCGCGGTGCGGGTCACCACCGCCAGGTCGCGCCTGGAGGCGTTGATCACACCATCTTCACGGTTGAGTTTCGGCGTGCCGGCAACGCGCCGGACAATCTGCTCTACCGTTTCGCCCTGGAGGAAACCGGAGCGCACAGCGTTGGTGATTTTGTCCAGCCGGTCGGCTTCAAGCTTCTGGCCCCACTCTTTCAGCAATCGCCCCTGAAACGGCTGCGCCACTGCTGCGGCATAAACCTGCTCGGGTGCGATGCTCTGTAGCGGCACATGCTTAAGGATCTGCTTCGGGATGATGCTGCTGAACAGGTCCAGCTGATACCCGGCCTCATATTCAACGTAGCGCGTAAGTTCCCGCGCCAGCGCATCAATGACCGGTTCGTAGGCCTGTTGGTTCAGGTCGCGTACGCCAGCCAGCAGAGAAGCCAGGCGGCGGGCACTGTAGGTATCCGCGCGCTTGCCGTCCAGCAGCACCAGCAGCCTGGCCGACAGGTCATTATCCATCTTACTCAGCAATGCCACCATGCGCCGGGCGACGCCATTACCATAGCGGGTCACATACAGGCCATGCGCTATCGTCTCGTTCTGCAGGCGATCGTTAACGGACCGGGCCATATCACACCTCGCCAGGCGGCGGTTCATTCAGCGAAGCTGATTCAGCCAGCAGTTCGCTCAGCACCACATCGGGATCTGCGTCAGCGTCAATCAGGTTGAGCTTCTGCAGCGCCTTAATCGCGTCAACGCGACGGAGGTCACCACCCTGGCGCAGCGACTGGATGGCCAGCGCCGCCGGCGGGTTGAACTCTTTCGACTCGACATCCAGCTCAGTGCGGACATCGACGCTGCCGCCGTCCTTCTCGCCAATGTACTCAGCCATGATTTGCAGGATGTTGTCGATCGCATCTTCCAGGCTGGTTGCCATGGTGTATAGCGGCGATTGCTCCTGCATCTTCTCTTCCGATGTCTGGTCAACAGACTTGGTCGAGGTGTTATCGGTGCGCAGCAGTTTCGCGCCCGCCTGGCGCATCTGCTCCACCAGCTCAGCCAGCGACTCTTTACCAGCACCGATAGAGGAGCCGGTATGCTCGACGTATTCGAGCCCTTGTTTCTGACGATCGTTAAAGCTTGCCGCAGAAGAGGAACCAATCACCAGTTCCTGTCCTTCCTCGAGCCCAAACACGGTTAGGATCGGTACCCGGGCGACGTGCAGAATGTTGTCCTGCTCGCTCTGGCTCTGCCAGTGTTTCACGTTCAGCAGCGCCATGTTCAGCAGCGGCGGTGAGCCGCACATAAAGCCGGTGCGCTTGGTATAGAGCGTTACCAGGGTGATATCTCGTCGGGAGGTCTGCCACTCTTCATGCAGCGCCCAGTTCACTTGACCATCGGTGCCAGTGGCCTTGCGGTAAATCTGCACTTTCCCGGGTGTCAGGTAGCGAATTTGTTCGACTTTCGTCTGACCGAAGTCGTCACCGTCTTCGACCACAACCTCTTTTATGCGCAACTCGGTGAGCGCAACCTTACCGCCGGTCATCTTCGACTTCCAGCCGATCACCTGGCGGGGATTCAGCATGGTGACGTATGGGCGCGCGCCGGTCGCCTTCTCATCAGCCTTGGTCTTCACCTGTTCGGGGTCAACGCGAGGATAGTCCACCAGCGCATGGGAAAGGCCATACTGCATCGCCAGGCTGAAGAACGCCTGCGCCCATACATCGAGGCGACTACCTTCAAGATCCACGTTCCTCGCAAATTCGCGCAGCGCATCCGGGACGTTCTCGCCCAATTGGATCGGCTCAGCGAACACTCGTCCGACGTTCTGGTTGATGGTCTCCTCATATGCCGGCAACAGCGTAGCCACAGCCAGGCGCTTTTTGTAGTCCTCTTTGTCTTCTTTCGGCCAGCGCGGCAGATAAGCCTCACCTAGCTGGCGCATATACAGCGTGCCGCCCATCAGAGCGTCGTTGATGTCCCACGCCTGCACCATGTTCCCATAGTCCAGATTGGGTGTTGAAATATCAGGCATGGCGTTAGATCCGTAGGTTGGTGACTTTGCCGGTTGGTTTGCGACGGTTTGTCTTCACGACCCCGAAATAGCGGAAACCGTCAGAGCCGTGGGACGTTTTGTCATGGAGTGGCTTATCTTTCCAGCAGCCGCGTTTGTCGTCCCACTCCTTGCGATAGCCCTCAAGGTGAGAGATCCCCTCGGCGCACTTCTCTTCGTCGAAAACGCAGCGCGGAAGGATTTCACGTACCGACTCAATACCGGTATCGACTGACTCCCTGGGCACCACCTGGAACTTCAAGGAGTACTTTTGCCCGTCGATTTCGTAACCTTCACGAGCGATCTCGCGCCGGGATTTGGCATCGCTACCGAACTCCCTGTTGTCGATATCGTGCGGCCCCCAGTGCTCACCGTAGGTGTAGCCACGGTCTTTCAGCACCTTCATGTAGTGCCGCAGGCCCTCGCCGGAGTTTTCGTAGTAGTCGATGATGTGGAACTCTTCACCGACCTCGCGAACGAACCAGATAGCCGTGGAGTCGCCCACGCCGATGTCCCAGAACGTGTGTACCGGGAGGTGTGCGTTATCCGGGATTTGGCCGATCCGCTTATTGGTGTAGAGCCAGCGGAATTGCCTGGCATAGTACGCGCCCTCGACCGACTGCTGGAATGCCTCGGCCGGAATGGTCGGGTACTCGCGCTTCATGTCGTCGCCGAGCGTTTTCTCCTTGGCGTGATACCAAGCTTTCTGGCGGTCATTAACTGCAACGCCGTGCTTTACCTCCATTTCCGCGAAGTAATCAATCAGGCGCTGCGGTAGTGGCTCTACCGGGTCGATGGCGTACTGCGGATTCTTCCACCAGGAGAAGAAGAAGAACTTCCAGTCCAGCGCAGATAGCGGCTTGCCCTGAAGCAATGCCTTTTCTGCTGTCTGGCAGTAATCGAAGAAGTACCCCGCCCGGCCCTCCGCCGTGCTCTCGATAGTGGCGAAGCATCCTGTCGATACCGCCTCGAACGCACCAGTGACGATTTCACGGGCTTTGTGGGGAAACTTGGCGCATATCTTCCCGAACTCGGAAACGTGCAGGTAACGCAGCGTACCGCCACGAAATGACGTGCTGACGTAGAGTGAACCACCCTTTTTGAAGACCAGCTCACCAGAAGAGTCGTTGCTCGCCGGGTTTGCCGCTCTAATTTCTTTCGGCAGTTTGTCGTATGCGTACTTCACCTTTTCACGGAACAGGCGCTTGGCGTCGTTCAGCGTGTGGGCGATCAGCGCGCACTTCGCCGACTCAAATAGCGCCGCGTCCAGCTGGATGATGCATACCTCGGTAGTGAAACCGAGTTGCCGGGCTTTCAGGATGATATTGCGGGTGTGGATCCCCTCGAAGTATTCCCGCTGCTCAGGCGTCATCCTGAAGCGCGTGGGCTTACCCTCTTTGTCGGTGATCCAGTAGAGATTATTCAGCCGCCAGTCTTTGTTAGCCAGCAGCCTGAGGTGCTCAGGTTTCATTACGCCCCCTGAGAGAGCGAATCCATCAGGTCGGACAGCGCGTCAACGACCTTATCTTTTTCGCCTTCGTCCATGCTGTACGCCTGCCGTTCGAGGCCAATGAGGTTTTTCAGCGTCTCGCTCAAGGCCTTCATCGATTTAACGCGCTCCGGCATGCTGATGATGGCATGGTAAAGCTCGTTCAGCCGGTCCCGGCCATTATCATCAGGATCAAGCATCAGCGCGCCAAGCTTACGCAGTGCCTCAACGTCTGCGCATTCAGCCTCAAGCTCATCAAACAGAGCATTCGCCAGTGTTCTCGCCCGGCGGATATCGCCGCGATGCTCCATGCGCACCGTGGCAATAACCTCTGCGTTCGCCTCGATAAGTTCGCGTTCTGAGGTTGCGTTTTCGGTGCGAACCTTAGTGCGAACCTCCCGCCTGCGAACCAGATCGTCAGCCTTCGCCTGAATCTTTGCGGCCAAGTCTCTGGTCCAGTCCTCTTTCTTTGCTCGCTTGCGAATTGCAGTATCGCTAATGCCATGCTGCGATGCAATTTCGCGGAGGGACATCACTCCGGCCCGGTAAGCCGATTCGATAGCCTCCCAGTCCGGTTTTGCCATAAGGTGTTAATCCTTTTCAAGCATCTTAAATACCGCCAGCGATACCGCAGCCTGGCCCGTTTCGACATCCTCATTAATGATTGCCAGGATGCGTTCAGAGGTAGCCTCGATTTTGTACCGCATCTCTTCCTGTAGTTCGCTTAAAGCGCCTTTGAACATCAGATATCTGGCTTTGTCTTGTGCATCAAGTGCCATGATTTACTCCATTTAACCCCTGCAGGGCTTAACTACGATTTAACCGTTACAGCCATTACGATGAGTCTGCCCATGGTGATGGCAATAAAAAAACCGCCCGGAGGCGGTTATATTCAGCAGGTCAGCATATTATCTGTGAATAACAAATAGTGATTTGCATCGAGGACAAAGCAACGGCAGCTCCTGTCGTACTTTTGTGGAAGGTTGATTAGAGTGATGACCACATATCGGGCAAGTCACTGTTGTTTTGGTCGCCGCTTCAACGCGTTTAAGTGCGTAATCGAAGAATGACATAATTCTTAACCCCTCTAAGAGTGAGGTCTATCATACCACGACTGGCCATTTTTTAACCACGGCACCCATCACTTTAGCACTTAATCACCGAGTTAATAATCTGCTAACTAACCTCGGATGTTGCAATAGTGAACTTGTTTGACACAAACCCACCAGCCTCCGTAGCTGAGCTTTTGAATGGCTACCACTACCCGGAGTGGCCACGCCCATGCATGCCCTTGAGTTTGCATCTCATCTGGAAGCTAATGAGCGGTGTGCATCTGGCGTTCGCGCAGCTTTGCCAAAGCTTGTTTTAATTTCAATCCTTAACCATCACAACAGAGGTTCACCAACTAGAGACTCAGGGCAACATCGTGGCTGCTGTATTGCTTTTGCCTAAAGTTGGTCCGTTTTAATGCTTCATTGACTTATCCTTAAATAGGTATATCAATACCCTTATCCGCTAATAGGCATTCAACCAACTCGATGTGTTTTTCATGGTGAGGGTTAGATGAGGATTTTCTTAATATCCCACGCTTACGCTTGTTGTTGGTTGGCCGAGTGCCAGGCTATCTAGGACTCTGATGCGGAGAATGCCAACTCCGGGGAAACATCGATAAAAAAGAGCATTAAAACTGAGACTCCTGTAGCCCTCCACGTGAGGGCTCTTTTTTACCATTATCAAGCACACCTAAAGATAAGCTTTGGAATAGACGCAAAAAAAGCCACCTTAGAGACCTTAGGATCTCTTACATCAATTTTATTTTTACTTCGTACCCTTCGAGCCCTGTCATAGTCTCGCGGGGAGTAAACTCGATTTCCGAAACCTCCTTGCCAGTTCTCTCTCTAAGTTCAGCAATTTTTTCCGTAATGAGGATAGATATTTCTTCTTCAGCTTTACGTTCCAGTTCTTCGCTTTTCATTTACACACACCTTCAGTTGACCCAAACCTATTATAAATAATAGGTTATCTTCCCAGAAGACGCCCAGGAATCATCAATCCAACCAGCTGTTATGCTAGCCCGTTAGAGGAGGTGCCCAGGCGTGCTGCGACAGTACTAGATACTTTAATTACTACTGCTGGCACTGCATACGGATATAATCCTGTAGATAGTTCACTTGCCCGTTGATGGTGACGATTCGCTCTCTGAGGGTGAAATAATCCCGTTCAGCGGAGTCAGTAAGTCGGGGGCTGGAAGCATCGCCCATGCCGCTGGAGCTGGTCGTTCCGTTAGCTGAACAGTTTGCGTTGAGCTGCAGCCGCTTACGGCCAGCAATGACATCGCTATGCAAACGCTCAATGGTTTCTTTCGCATCAGCAAGTTCTCCGGTGTATTTGGCATCCAGCGCAGCGGCATCACGTTGACGGGTTTCCATGTCGGTGATGGTGGCGTTCGCCAGCCGCAGGTTCTGCTCAGCAGCATCAGCGCGTCGTTCTTCTTTCTGAAACTCGGCGTGGTAATAACTAACCAGCCTGCTCATCACAAGCAGCGTAACCAGTAACAGGCCAATGCCCATTGTTTTCAAGTTAAACGTCATGCCAGCGCCGCCTGCGCCCGACTGTAGCGCACCTTACGATCAGCCAGTCCATTCTGACCGCCGTTGATAATCTGCGTGACTCGCACGATGTCGCCGGAGTAAAGCAGGCAACCGCGTAATGCGAAGAACCAGGCAGCCGACCGGGCAGCGTGTTGCTCCTGCTCCAGCAACTCGGGCGTGCTCACCAGATCCAGCTTCAAAGCAGTGCCGCATTTGGTGTAGTTCTCACGCCCGGTGATCTGTAGCAGGCCACGGCCACGATATTTCCAGCCGTCGCCCTCAGCGATGTTACCCATGCGTCCGCCGTATACCAGGTTGGCGATTTGAGGCTGGCGGGCGGTCTGCTTACCATCAACGCGGCCCAGCATCTCGCACTGGTACGACGTCAGGCGCTTGCCAAAGGTTTTCTTCAGGCCGTCGGCCGAGTAGTTGAAGTTCTCCACCAGCGAGGTAAAGCCTGCAGATTCGTGGCCCAGCTGCGCGATGAACATGGCCCGATCGTTAACTGCGGTGATGCCGAATTCTTTCATTGCCGCGTCGATATGGGGATACCAGCGCGCAGCTAACCCGGCGCTTAGCCCAGCCGCCTTCTGAAATTGTGCCTGATTCATGGAGTTCCTTACTTGGTGTCACCACCGAAGCGGACGTTGATAACACGGTTTGCCACCGAACGGACCTGCTCGACGCCGACAAAGCCCAGCGCCCCGCCGATAGCGATGGAGAGGGATTGAGGAAGGTTTAAGTAATCCAGAGCGGATACAGCCGTCAGCGTCATGGCGCCGCACATCAGGCCTTCCAGTAGCATCTTTTTCCAGCCGCCGCCGCCATAGGCAATTCTCAGCACTGCCATCACTACTGACAGCAGTACAGCGCCAATGGGTGTTTCGCCACGCCACCAGCTGTGGAGCAGATCGATTAACTCCGTCCAGGAGTGGGGGTCGTTGTGCATTTTCATGTCTCTCACCTCGCTGGTATGCGGGTGCTATGTGGGAAAGGATCAGGCCCTCCGGACGAATTAACGACAAGACGAGTGATGGGGTTTTCCGGGAGCCTGAAATAGAAAAAGGCCACCCAAAGGCAGCCTCTTAAATTTGTTTGTTTTTCCGAAATATTGAACAGTTACAACCGATTTGAATTTAACCACCAGTTAACATTATAAACAATGAGGATATAATTAAAACAAGTTGGTAATGATTGCAGGGAAATGACGATGTCGCATTTCCCGCTTTTTTTTGGCATGTCGATAAAAAAGCTCCGGCATTGGCCAGGGTGAAGAGGTGTTCTGTTTCGGATTGCTTTGGTGGGCTGATTATCTCAGGTATTCGGCGCAGGAATTGAGCCGAAAAATGTGTGATGCCGGGTGCCTCCCGGTGACTCTGCGCCAGACCACAGAACCGCGCTACTCACCTGCCTGTCCAGACGCCCCACCGCATAGGGGGATTCACCACACGGTCACCATACTCGGCACAATCCATAAAAGATAGTTATTAATTTATTTTCACTTTTCTGAGCGCAGGTTTTTAATCGTTCTGGCATCTGGCTCTCTGTTTTCGGGCAACCGAGGGGCTAACCTTGGCATGTACAAAAATCATACAGGAGGGTCAAATGTATAACTCTATTTTAGTTCCCATTGACATTTCCGAGGATAGCCTGACAAACACAGTGATTCCATTTGCTCAGGCGCATGCAACTCTCAACACAGCCAAAGTCCATTTTCTTACTGTTATTCCTTCGCTTCCGTATTATTCAGCCCTGGGCCTGGCGTATTCAGCAGAAATGCCTGACCTGAAAGAATTCCAGCAAGCTGCTTTAACAAAGCTGGATGAAATTGTTAAGAAATTCCGAATACCTGACGAAAAAATACTAACTCACGCCGTAACTGGTTCACCAAAAGACCAGATCCTTAAGCTCGCAGACATGATAAATGCTGACTTAATCATTATTGCATCCCATAAACCTGATATATCCACATATCTGCTAGGTTCGAATGCTGCGGCTGTTGTACGGCACGCGAAATGCCCTGTCCTGGTCGTTAGGTAGATATCACAAGTTTGTGAAGTGCAATCTGCATGAAGAACGGAGGGAGCCTCCAGAGGTGTGAGGTTCCCCAGGAGTCTTGATTCTGGTTAGGAACAGTGATTTCACGGGCAACTCACGAAGGGCGCAAATAATAAAAAACCCGCTCGGTGGCGGGTTTCTTAACGGTGAACACGCAATGCCCATCGTTGGAACAAAATTAACACAGATTCGGGAAAAGTAAATAGCCCACGATTGAAACGTAAGACGTTTTCGTGAGCATTATCGTGTTATCTGCTTAAGCTGCGCTTCTGCCCAGGCTTCTTCGATATCAAATTTCGTGATCAGCTGGTCGTAAAACGGCTTAACCGACTTCTTCCAAGTATCTAGGCTGATTGCATCAGTAATCTGGCAAACAGCTGCATGGGCCTCTGTCGAAGGGATCCGCTCATAACCGCGACCACTACAGCGCTTGCAGGTGCTGAATACCGGCACCCCCTGCTTTTTCGTTTCCTTCTGGTTTACGGCTTTACCGCGCCCCCGACAATCGCTACAGGCTGCGCTCACCCGTCCTGCACCGTTGCACTTTTTACAAAGCACTTTTACGGTCTCTTTGACCTTCACCATTCCAGCCACGGTCATCTTGCCTTCCGGCTTGCGGAATTTATTGGTGAATACATCGGCCTGGATGAAGCCGGCCCCGGCACAGCAATCGCATTGCTTCACGCTGGCTGCGCTGCGCGAATAGTCCTCAAAGGCGAACGCGGCCAGCTGGCGCATCACCAGTGGCTTAACTCCGGCATCCAGCTTGCGCAGCGCGGCGACCTTATCGCATTTGCTCAGCGCGTAATCGGCCAACAGCGCGATCGCCCGCTCCCTGTCGTTATTGCTGATCCACATCTTTCCGAGGAAAGCGCTGTACCCCATGGCGGCGCGTTCCTGCGTCATGCCCATGGCAGCCATGATATCTGTACCGGTCAGCGCATCTGATGCAGTGGCGCGCGGGGAGTCGCTGATCATCGTGGATTTTGCAAAGTGGTATTTCACGGTGTTTTCGAGGTTCACGCTGCTGCTCCTGCAATCTGGTAAATGCGGATAAAGTTACGAAGGATGCGATAGTCCACCAGCACACTTCCCGGGTGGCGATAAATGCGAAGGCGCAGCCAGCGCATGCGGAGCGATTCGATCAGTTCTGGTTTCATGCGGCCACCTGCTGCTTAAGTTCTTTGAGTTTTGCGCGATACTCGTCGCGGATCCGGATGAAGTCATCGCGGCGGTAATTGCTCATTTCGTGAGGGCCGTTCAGCCAGTCGACGTACTCCTGCCCGTAACGAGCGATCAGCCCGTCTTCGTAGTTCTTAGCCACAGTCGCTTCTTTGGCTGTGTACTTCCCGGAGCCGGCATTACAGGATTTGCATTGCTTATGGGCGTTGCGCTCTTCAAAACGCAACTCTGGGTTAGCGCCTACTGTTTTGAAGTGGCCGCAATCCCACTGACCGCCATGCAGATCGGGAGGATTTGTCTCACCGCAACTGATGCAGGGAAGGCCAAAGTCTCTGGCTCGAATGAATGAGTTGAAGGCCTGTTGCGCCTGGACTTTGTAATAACTGGCGGGCCTTAGCTCGGCAAGGCGTGTTTTACGCCGTTGACGCCCTACCTTCTCCTCTTCGCGCTGGCGTTTCTTCTCAGCCCGTAGAGCCTCGGCCCGGTTCTTCGCGGTCTGCGCTTTGGCAACGGCGGTGGCGCACTCATAGCAGCAGACCACCTGGCCATCACGAGCCGGGTGGAACCATTCACGGCAGCTCTGGTTTGCGCACTTACGGCGGGGTTTCTTAGCCATGCTCACCCCCAGACCTTTTGCCGGAACGTACGCGGCGTGGGCTCGAGGTGCTTCACCTCCTGCCGCTCTACGCTGACGGTCCAGGTGAGGTAATCGCGATTCAGACTGCGCGTTACGGCTACCCCGCGGCGCTGGTACTGCCGCTGAAGTTCATCGGCCTGCTCGGTTGTGCATTCGGTGTAGTGGAACCATGATTTCGCCATCTGGTCAGCCCCCGAAGCTCATCAGTTGCGCAGCGGCGTTCTCGGCCTCGCGCTGGTCCCTGAATGCGCGCGACAATATCCAGCGCCAAAGTACATCGAGCGCGGCTCTGTAGAGCTGCTGAAACTCGGTCTCGTCCATATTGGCGAAGGCGATGCTGCGGGGATGCTTCCGTAGGGTGCCGTCAGGCAGCTGGATGGTGTCATAGTGGCCGGATTCGATGGTCACCCAAGCGCGGTAGGCATCAAAGGATTTGCAAAGGCTGATGCCATTGGTGATGCGGCGGCTGCCCACCTGCTCGAGATACTGCTCAGCGGCATCCAGGAGCGCGGTTTCGCTCCCTCCGAACGAGGCCAGAAACTTCGCATAGCCAGTCACCAGCTTGCGTTCGATGGATGAGATAGCCCCGCCGGTTGGCTCCCAGTATTCGAAGCCGAGATTCAGCAGAGCGAAGAATCTACGGTGGAAGGCCGGATTACGGACCTGTTTGAAGTCGGCCACCAGCACGGCGCCGAGCTTGCATTTTGAATGCAGAAAGTCGCTGGTCTCGGGTGTGGCCGGGATCAGGATTCCTGAGGACTGCTTGATGAGTTGTAACTGCGCCATGGACGTTCTCTCCGTGGCGCATCGTGGTCAGGTTACCGGTTGTTCAGGCCGATACAAACATTATGCTATTCAGGTACTAAAAAGGTCAATTGCGGGCTGATAACTCTCTCACAATCTCGGCCAGCACTTCTCGTGATGTGACGCGCTCGTCCGCAAGGAGGTGTTTATGGCCAACCTCTGAGCCGTGCCCAGAGAGGAGGACGCGATCCCCGGGCCTGAGATGAAACGAGCATACCGCTTTCCCATCGGATCGCACCACCTGGTATAAATACCCACCTCCATCAGAACACACCTCAGCCACATCAACCCCCTTCTTTGCTATCACCAAATACCCTCTCCCGGCGGGGAGAAATCCACTTCATAGAGCCAAAATAACAAATGGCGCAAATTTCCTAATAGGTTCGCCGGAAGAAAAATTCATTTTTTCCTGTAGCATCTGAACCATACAACAAAACACTGTATGCATAAACAGTAATTATCCATTTGGCTTAAGTATGCACGTGAACCGCACGCATACGCAAGCCTATTCATCTAATTGATGTGAATGAATATTTTCACCATCTAAGCACAAAAATTTAACGCTATTTTTAACAGGAACTGACGAGAGCGGAAGTAGAGATAAGAGCTTGATTGAGAAAGCGTCAGCACCGTGACAATGCGGCGTTGAAAGGGTATTTCACTGCGCAGCCTCGCGTGTCTCCTGAATAAGATTGAAATTATGTTGCTTTGCTGTGAGTGTTATTTAATCAATTCCATAGTTCAATACTACGATATCGATCGGTATTTTCGAACATAAAGAGTGTTAAAAAGCCGCTGGGGAAGCGGCTTGGCTAATTCTAATCATACTACCTGAAAACCAATTGTTGCTGCGATATCCATTGGATTTTCTTGGACTATAATCCGCGTACCATCCACTAAATAAACGACAGAGTCTTTATTCTCCGCTTGAAACAGTATAATATGCTCCGAATTGATATAAACTGGGTTGCCTTGGCGCGTAAATGTATTAGTAGCCCCACGGGTAGTGATTAGCGCTGTGATTTTAATAAGCATTTGATACTCCTATTTTGAGAGGCTTATTATATCATGCCGCCTTCTCATCCATCGTGCACATTTCAAGTAAATTAACTTTTACCACCGCTTCAACGAACGGCGGTGCGGCGAGCCGGCAACCGTCACCGGCCCATGTTATCTGCATAGCAGTTTTTCAAGAAAAATTTTTGGAGTGTCGCAGTTATATTTCAATGAATTGTTAAAAGTCGTCGTCGCCTTGCGCCAATGAAATATAATCTAAATTAAGACGAAGTAGATTGCTCAAAAAAGATACATAAGTATTACTTTCTCGGTCAGCATATACGTGACTTACATCTGTAAAACCTGATTGCTCACTCAAATCATTAGCTAATTCTTCTATAGCATCAGATATTGCCACCATCTGACCATCTGAAACCAAATGTCTTAGCAGCGCAAACACTTGAAAAGAATGACTTTCATTTTCGTCATTAGGATCAACACCTAAATATATCGCTTTTATTTCGCTCAACTGCTCGGCATCATTTTTTGATGCATTTTCGATTTTTTCAATATGTGTATCTAAAATGGGTATAAAGCACTTGTTAAAACTATCAGGTAAACCAGTCCGCAAGTACCTGTTTGAACGCCACACAGGAACAGTGAGTCCATATTCCTTGTCAAGATTAATAATTCTAAAGCTTTCTGCTTTTTCTATGCACTCTAATAAATCACCTTTGTCGACTGTGAGAATGTAATCTACATTGGCTTCATACCAATGCCCTTCGCATTCAAATTGCAAGCGACGGCAACTGTGTGCAAACTGATTACCTGCATGAAGATCTTTAGGTTTCAGCTTCTTGCATACCACCAGCTCTAAAGAGCTCTCCAGGTTATCATTTGCTGCTGCGATGTCACAATTCTGCGAAATCACTAGCAGCATTGAAGTGTTGGGAATTTTCGAGAGTTTCCTATTATTCTTCTTCGAAAAAGAATCCGACCAACGAAGCCGGATTTCATCACAAAAACAAGATGCTGGAATGCAAACAGCTTGTTTGACACCTATATTATGTAATAATTCCTGCCCCTTGGAAACCATCTAAGTTAATCCTTAAGCGCTTCTTGTTAGACTGTATAAAGTTTTAGTATCTCCCAAGAACGGAGGTTGATTGCTCTCCATTTTGGCAGCTAACATGTCACAGAATTCGATGATTTCATCTGCACATAATTTTTCAGAAGTTAAATAATCTAAAAGTGAACGCCCTTCAATAGTGTAGTTTTTAGCCATGGCGCCAGGGCTATTTTTAAACTTACCTTTAACATCATTGATTATGTCGAACAATGCTAAAGCTCTTCCTCGCGTATGTTTGTTGATATTTTGTGTTAAATCACCACCATTGGAGTACGTGTGGAGTGTTTGCCTTGTAATGCCAAAGATGTCCGCCACATCTTTATTAGGTAAGCCAAGAGTAACCTTCGTCAAAGCTATAATCTCGGAGATGCTCACAACTCCTTCATGAACACTATCAACCTCTACTTTATCAGAATTTGTAGTGTTCCAATGGGTTTGTCCTAAGTTTGATACACTCTGCTCATGGAATATGGTGTAATGAGTTTGCTTTTCCATAGGCATACTATGTGTATTAAAAGCAACAACATTACCCATAACCGCAATTGCAGCTATTACATTATTTTTGAATGTTGGTGTACTATTCCACATCGCTATGTTCCTCCCCCCACTCTTTTCTTGCGTGATCGGAAATAACACTCCAAAAAACGTCACTTGCGTGATCATAAAGTTCTTGAGAAGCACTCTCAATAGCTTCAACACTGAACACGGGACTGCTTATAAATGTATGAGTGTGATCAACATCTAAAAGGCCATAGGTTTTTGATTGCACATTGAGCCACCCTTCTTGGCCATCGATAATTAATCCACATGAAGGATCTGGCTCAATTAAATTATCAGGTAAAACTTTAAATACTTTATTTTCAAAGCATTGTAATTCTTCAAAATTCACAACCAAGACTTGGCCAGGTTTTGTTTCAACTACTTTAAGGGTTGCCCCCTGAATATGTTTAGCACCTTCAACCATATTCAGAGACGGTGGTAAAACCTCCGCACTCACATACTGATCGAGCGGCACACCGCATTGTGGAACAATGATATCTATGTATCTTAGCCCTACACTTTTCAATAGAGTTGCTTTAAGCCCATCAAGAACCTCTAAACATGCATTAAGAATCGAATGAAATTTAGGATAGAATTCATCAAACCCCTTATAAGCAGTAGATTTAAGAACAATAGAATCCTCAGAAATTTCAACAATATCTCTTTCACCCGCAGCTCTAAACAGAACGCGAGATTTTTGCACTTGCTTCTGGCTCATCTGTTGTAACTCAGCATTGAATACAACGTCTACCATGTTCGCGTGGCTCTCAATTTTTTCGGGAAAACCCTCTTGGATCATGCGTTGATGTAGAGTTTTAAGTATATCCTTTGAAATTGGATTTAAGCTCGGCGCCTCACTGAACCGCAAGTGCAAAACTGCGTGTACTAATGGAGCATTTTTGAGCGTCTTATGTGACATTTCGAAGACCTATCTAAGTAACAATATTGTTATTTTACACTTTTTTTGACATTCATCCATAGAATTGGTTCATCAAGATGTGAGTAGACCGCAACTTTTATGCTATGCAAAACTGCACCCTATGAAGTGATTTTACACTCCTACTACAGTTTTTTGCTTTTCAAGTAATCATTTTTATAGATAGATACACTTTCTTATCAAGGACTTTCATACAAGACCTCTCTTTGAGTAGCAGAGCATGGTTTCAGATAAGCAGGATGTTTAAACAAGCCGCAATGAAACACCAAGCTATATCAAACCGGATCGACAGAACCGTGAGTAATCGTCGAGAAAATACCGAAGTAATCGGTATTGTGGAAAATTATGTAAGCCCTCTGTTTGTTGATTGTCATTGGGTTGCTCCTTGGCGAAGTAACGCATCATGAAGAGCCATTGCACCGACTTCTCGTTGAGCAGCATCTTCGTAGCTGATGCCGTTCGTCTCCATGATGCAGTCCCTGTCGAGATACTCAGAGCATTCATCCAGCGCTTTCCTAATGACCTGCTGCTGTATGGCCGCCAGCGCATCCCGCTGCTTCGTCATCTCGCGTAGCGCCGCAGTGGTGCAGTCCAGACGTTCGGCCAGGCGCGAAACAATCTTCGCTATGTCTATGATCGCCGTGTCGCTGCTCAGCGCCTTCGCCAGATGGTGACCAACGGCCACCAGCTCTTTGTTGTTCAGTGAATCACTCATGCCCGTGCACTCCCGATAATTTTGTGGATCTGATAGCCCTGCCAGTTCTGGCGGCAAACGTCTGCAATGCTGGGTTTATGGCGCGCCACCGGCATCGGTTTAATGCGAGTCTCACCGCCTGGCTCCATGACGTAGACCGGGTGGCGGCGCTGACCGATATTCTTCACAGCACCAGCAGAAACGAGATGCTCGAGCAGGCGGCAGGCCTTTTTGCTGTCGCAGCCCAGCAGCTGGCGAACCTGGCGTGGGGTGATCTCCCCGCTGCGCTGGATGGCTCGAATGATTGTCCAGAGGTTGTTACTTGCCATCTGCAGCCCCCTTGCCACCCACGGCACGCAGGTGTGACACTTTCCCGCGGTAGCTGGCCCAGTCGAAATTGACCCAAATGCCGCTGTCCATCCGGAGACGGTCCACGACCCGCGCGCCGAGTGTTGCGATCAGCTCTTCATAATTCAGGTTACTCAGGATGCCAACAGGCTTCATGGCAGAGAGTCGGCGGTCGATGACCTGATTGATGATCACTTTCTCGCCGCTGGAACCACGCTGTATCCCGACTTCGTCCAGCACCAGCAGATCGACGTTGCACAGGTCGTTAAGCAGCGCTGATTCAGACTGTCCGCCGTCGTAGCACTCGCGAACACGGAGCATCAGGTCAGGGATGGTCACCACCAGAACGGAGCGCCCGGCTGCCAGCAGGTGGTTGCCGATCGCCGCTGCCAGGTGATTTTTCCCGGTACCCGGTGCGCCGCTAAAGACGAAGCTCGCGAATCCGCCACCGCCAAAGTTCTGCGCGTAGCTCTTCGTCAGGCTGTATGCCTGTCGCTGCTCAGGGCTCGACACCTGGTAGTTTGCGAACGAGCAGCTGCGGTGCAGTGCCTGAATACCTGCACGACCAAAAATCTTCTCCGAGCGAGCGCGCTGATTCAGCTTGTCGATTTCCTCAGAGCGCTTGCGGCCCTCAGCTTCCTGCCATGCCTGCCATTCTTCGACGCTGTTATATTTCGGCTGTACGCTGGCCGGGATGAACTTCTTCAGGCGCTCAAGCGCGCTGCCGGTACCAATCATGTTTTTCATCACTGCCCCCTGAACCCTGGTGGGATGGTGTTATCTGGACGGGAGATGGTATTGGGATCCCGAACGCCTAACGGCGCTGTCACTTTCCAGGCTTCCTCGTAGTGTTTCGAGGGGCCAAAGAACGTTGCGGCCTGTTTGACGTACTCGGTGTTAAGTTTTCCCGTAGCTCTCACGAAGTCGGCGTATCGCTGCGTACCGGCGAGCAACTCTTGAACCGTGGCTCCTGAGTTAACTCTGGCATTCCAGGCTTTGCAGGCATCCGCCTTGCTGTTGCCCCCAGCGCGCTTTGGATAAATCGCCCAAACCTGCTCGAAGTCATCTGGATAGGCGTTTGTTTTCGGGCGCGCATTACCACCGGCAGGAACATCACTCTCTGGGGGTGTGGCGGAGCCGTGCCCCGAAGTATTCTCCTGTTCCTGTTCCTGTTCCTGTTCCTGTTCCTGTTCCTGGTTAAGGAACCGTTCAAGAACCCTTTCGGAACCCTTTAGTTTTGAGCTTCCGATATGGGCTATCGCATCGGCCATGACCCGCGCCAGCTCTGACTTCACAGTGGATTTGTCCGGCACCTGGGCAAACAAACGCAGAGCTGCAATACCCTGATTGGGGTTCTCTACGGGATTCCACCGCATGAAGTTCAGAATAAGAACCCATTTCGAGGCCGAATCACGCGTTGCGAAACCGTTTTTTGATAGTTCATCAAACCCTTTCGAAACCCTTTCAGTGGTCCAGTTAAGGTCTTCCGAAACGTATCCGTCAGGTAGCCGAAAACACCCAATCATGTTCGTGTGTTGCCCCGTGAGCAGGTACAGCGCCAGCAGACGGGCATCGTCAGAAACCCGACGCATTCCATCGCTTATCCAAAAAGATGTATGCACCTTGCCGTAATCACGCATAAAAACCCCTGAATGCTTAAGTTGCTGTCGGTTCGTCAGTTCTGGCGGAGTGCTTAAAGACGATCTCAACGCACAAAAAAACGCATTCCTGACAGATTGAAACGCCATCCCCAGCGATGAGAACGCCAGCGACTTCGACATTCGTCTTTCCGCAAAAAGAGCACTTGTGGGTTGGCTGGATGTTTACCTTGGTACTGGTTGCTGACATACTTACCTCGCAATTGCTTTCCGTATTTGCACCTGAAAGCCGTTGGTGTTCGCGCACCGCGGCTTTCGCCTTTTTTGAACACTTCATAGCGCCCCACTCAGCATTGTTGTAACCATCGCCATAATTGGCGCGACTGAATCCGGTCCATCCAACAGGTACTTAGCAACGATGCTTTCGCTGATCTCTTTCCAGCGTTCCTGTTTGGGCGCTTTGAGAACGACAGCTTGAATGGCCTCGGCATCCTCTTTCACCGACTTGGCGATGCGAAGCGAGAAGTTATCGTGCTTAACAACCCGATCCCGGTACGCCAGCGGCAGAACCGAAATGATTACCGGCGCCAGCTGCTCGACGTTCGCACGGTAAACGGCCGATTTTTCTGGCTGGTCCAGCCAACGGAACAATTTCACGTTCCACACATCGGCATTAACGGATGTATCGATATCCGACAGGCCCGCCTCTTCTACCGCTTCCTTGATTGCAAGAGCGACCGCCACGCGGCCCTCTGCTGCTGCCCAGGCGCGAACGGCAGAACAGGTGGCGCGGTGATCAACCTTCGGAGTATCCAGCTCGGTCTGGTGACACTGGAATTTCATACGCTCTGTTGGCGCTCTGTTATTCTGTTGAAAAGAAAGTGTTTGCATGATTAGTGCTCCTGACGCGGTAATCCATCGGTTGGGTTTGGGTAAGCACCTGGATCAATTTCGTGGGGAGTTACAGCCCAGTTAAGGACTTTGCAAAGAGGGACAACACGTCCCGCAGGGACTTTCCCTTGGCTCATCCATTTGCTTACTGCCTGAGATGAAATGCCAAGCTGCGCACCAATGTCGACACGGGACATGGTGTTGGTGATTTTTTCTTTAAGTGATTTGTTCATTGGGCCTCCTGTCAGTGGAATGACATGAGGATACTCAACGAAACTTTAAGTTGCAAGAAAAACGAAACAAATAGTTGGAGTGCTAGGCGAAACCAAAGGTTGTAAAATAACAATATGAATAAAGTCGCTCATCCCGTATTCGCAAAAAGAATCAAACAGGTCATGACCGAAAATGGCTGGAATATGGCCGATCTCGCAAAACAGGTCATGCTCTCCCATACGGCTGTCCAAAACTGGTCAAAGGGAAAAACAGTGGCCAGTGGCGAGCGCCTGAAACGCCTTGCCGCTGTTTCCCGTAAGCCCGAGCACTGGTTCTTTATGGATGAGGATGGGGATACAGAGAACGCCGTGCCAACCACCAGCACTCGCAGAGAGCTGGACGAAAAAGAAGAGGCTTTATTGTCCCTCTTTAACCAGTTGCCTGAGGCAGAAAAGCTGCGCCTAATACTGCATACAAAGACCGTGTTACACGAAATTGATCTTCTCAAAAGTGATGTGTTTGACATCATCCACAATCAGCAAAAATAACAAGCCATAGTTTCTCGCCAAAATGAGACACCCGCCTGTGGTGTCTTTTTTTATGCTCAAGCGAAACTTTTTGTTTCTTCGACTTTACATGCGAAACTTTAAGTTGTAGTCTTCAATGCATCGACAACAAGCGCACCGTTGTCAGGTTCAAGTTACGTTCCGCCAGCCTGGCGACAAGGGCAAATGAGAGGGAATCATCATGGTTCATCAGCACTATGGCACCCAGACGGTCAACCGCGGCGCAGTTCTGCCCGGCATGCTCGTCAAGCACAAAGACAGCACCTGGACGGCATCAGCCAATAAGCGCGGAAAGCTCTACCTGCATCGTGGTATTGAGCGCACTTACACCACCGATCTGCTGGTCGAAGTTTTTCTGAATGGCGTGGGGAATGGCCTGAGCCATTAACGGAGGGAGTCATGCAAGAGAAGAAATGTGCGTACTGCCGCAAACCAATCGAGCAAGGGAAAGAAGTTAAAAACGTACTGCTCTTCATCCGCGGCGCCCAGCTGGCGCGCGAAGAACTCGATTATTGCTCCAAGCGTTGCGCTTCGTACGACCAGATGGCCCACGAAGCATAACGTAAACCCGCGCAAGGCGGGGTCTACGTCCGGTGCCACCGACCAAAGTTACACCGGAAAACTACTCAAAACCAAAAACACACCCAATGGGCGCTATCTCTGGCCCGGGGATCTTACATCCAAAAATGAGGATCTGACATGGAATTTTTCTACCTGGTTAAGGCCACTCAGAAGTCAGGGAAGCCTGACGCTGTAGTGTGGCTCTCCGCCAACACCCAATCACGAGCTGCGTTGCAGTTGGATGTCGCGCTGGAAGATGCAGGCATCGAAACTGGCCGCGGTAAAGACTATGCGAAGCCTGTTCGCACCGACATGCCTGTTGTTAACGACCTGCCTGAAGAAAGCACCATCGATTACACCTGGTGCGAACGCTACACCCTCGCCGACGACCAGCGCACCTGGAACGTGATCCCCAGGGCCGCACAGCTGACACAACCAGACGAAGTAATTGTTGAAGGTACTGACGCCTCTATTGTTGACGGCGTGGATATCGAAACTAGCGAAATCGTTGGTGATGTAAAGAGCACCGAAACGGTCTGTGATGCGGTGAGAGAGTTCCGTGAACGCAAACTCCCGGTTTTAACGACCGTTGCCACCCTACCTTTCCGTCAGCGTCTCCTGGCGCAGTACATCGCCGACAAGCAGTATTTCTACCACGTCGATGAAGAGCAGAAGAAAGCCATCCAGGTGCTCGAACTGGATGTGGATAACAGCTATGTGCAGAACATGATTCTGGCCGCCGAAAATGTTGATGGCTTCAAGAAAGCACATGAGCCCGACATCTGGAAAGTGGTCAATGCACTGAAAACTATCTTCCCAGTTGATGGAAAACGCACAGAGCTGTCTGTCGTCATCCAGTTCTTCAAAGCGTGGTTCAGCACTGAGCACATTGACCGCGGGATCCTGACGCGCGAATGGGCCGCCGGCAACCGCATCAGCAACGTACAGCGCACTGACGCCGGGACCAATGCCGATGGCGGGTACGTAACTGACCGTGGTGAAGGTGCGCATCATACCCTGGACACCCTCGATTTGGAGATCGCCTGCGCCCTGCTGCCGATGGACTTCAACCATCTGGAAATCCCGGGCAGCATCTACCGACGCGCCAAGGAAATTGTCGCGAACAAAGAAGAGCCATGGAAATCATGGAGCAAAATCCTGCGTAACCAGCCCGGCGTTCTGGCGGTCAACCGCGCGGCCATATTCAACCTGGTGCGCATCGCGCCGGAGAATATCCACCTGACGCCGGTTGCGCATCTGGAGTTCGTGAACCAGACGATGACCGCTGAATTCAACGCTGCAACTGAACTGATGCCACTCCCGATCGCACAACCAGAAGCAGAAACCCAAACTGCCGAAGAACATCCACTACCGAAATGGGCAGAGGCGGGCGAGCAACAACTCGCTGATGAGAGTGAAGCTGAAACGCAGACCCTGCCGAAGTGGGCGAACGCCGCTACCAGCCAGCCGCAGGTTGCGAACCTCGGAGGCGGCATGTTCTCCATCGAAGGCCTGATGAACGAAAACCAACCAAAAAATGATGACCGTTCACCGGTTAATGAGGAGACCACCAGCGATGTGCAGATGGAAGAGACTGACCCGGCGGAAGGAGAAAGTATTGGCGCGGTTCCACCAGGCGAAAGCGCTGATGCAGTTGATCCGCAAACAGTTGCCCTGAACCCGGCTGAGGTACTGGCCGCTGCGGCGCCGAGCCTGGTTAACCACGATCAGGCCGATGTTAACCAAAAAGCCGATTCTGTCAGCCAAAACAGCGATTCTGTAAACCAGAACGAGCCAGAACCGGCACAAAACGAGCCAGAAGTTAAGCAGGACGAGCCAGCCCCGGAATACCCAGCCTACTTCGAACCGGGTCGCTATGAAGGCCTGCCGAATAACGTGTATCACGCAGCGAACGGGATCAGCAGCACCCAGGTGAAAGATGCCCGTGTCAGCCTGATGTACTTCAACGCGCGCCACGTCGCCAAGACCATCCCGCGCGAAGGTTCCAAAGTGCTGGATATGGGCAACCTGGTGCATGCGCTGGCGCTGCAGCCGGAAAACCTCGATGAAGAGTTCAGCGTGGAGCCGGTGATCCCGGAAGGAGCCTTCACCACCGCGGCGACCCTGCGTGCCTTTATTGACGAACACAACGCCAGCCTGCCGGCGCTGCTGAGCGCTGACGATATCAAAGCGATGCTGGAAGAGCACAACGCAACCCTGCCCGCGCAGGTGCCGATGGGCGGCAGCCTGGAAGAAACTGCACAGAGCTACATGACGCTGCCAGCTGAGTTCCAGCGTATCGAGGCAGACCAGAAGCAGACCGCTGTCGCGATGAAGGCCTGCATCAAAGAGTACAACACCACCCTGCCCGCACCGGTGAAAACCAGCGGCAGCCGTGACGCGCTGCTGGAGCAGCTGGCGATCATCAATCCTGACCTGGTGGCGCAGGAAACGCAGAAACCGGCACCGCTGAAAGTGTCCGGCACTAAAGCGGAGATGATCCAGGCGGTGAAGTCAGTGAAGCCGGATGCGGTATTCGCTGACGAACTACTGGACGCGTGGCGTGGTAACCCGGGCGACAAGATTCTGGTGACCCACCAGCAGATGGAAACGGCGCTGGCCATTCAGAAAGCCCTGCACGAGCACCCGACCGCCGGGAAACTGCTGCTGCACCCTGATCGCGCTGTTGAGACGAGCTATTTCGGTATCGACGAAGAGACCGGTCTGGAAATCCGCGTACGCCCGGATCTGGAAATCGACATCGACGGCGTGCGGGTCGGCGCCGACCTGAAAACTATCAGCATGTGGAACGTGAAGCAGTCCGGCCTGCGCGCCCGCCTGCATCGCGAAATCATCGACCGCGATTATCACCTCAGTGCAGCCATGTACATGAGCACCGCAGCGCTGGACCAGTTCTTCTGGATTTTCGTCAACAAAGACGAAGGCTACCACTGGATCACCATCGTCGAGGCCAGCAAGGAGCTGATAGAGCTGGGCATGCTCGAGTATCGCCAGACGATGAACCGCATTGCCAACGCGTTCGACACTGGTGAATGGCCAGCGCCGATCACCGAAGACTACACAGACGAACTGAACGACTTCGACCTGCGCCGCCTTGAAGCGCTGCGCCTGGCTTAATGGAGAAGATGACTATGCAAAACACTAACGTAACCGTGGCTGACCAGACTCCGAACACCATTTCAGCCAGCAATGCAGTATTCAACGTACAGGCACTCAGCCAACTGACCGCGTTTGCCGAGCTGATGGCGCAGTCTGCTGTGACCGTACCGAAGCATCTGGCGGGGAAACCTGCCGACTGTATGGCGATCGTCATGCAGGCCATGCAGTGGGGCATGAACCCTTACGCCGTGGCGCAGAAAACGCACCTGGTCAACGGTGTGCTGGGGTACGAAGCACAGCTGGTGAACGCTGTTATCTCCAGCTCCAGCGCTATCGTGGGTCGCTTCCATTACGAATACGGCGGCGACTGGGAAAAGATCGCCGGCAAGAAAGACGGCCGCGATGAGCTCGGCCTGTTTGTCCGGGTCGGCGCGGTCCTGCGCGGCGAAACAGAGATCACTTGGGGCGAGAACATCTACCTGGCTGACATCACCACCCGGAACTCGCCGCTGTGGAAAACAGCACCCAAGCAGCAGATCGCCTACCTCGCTGTGAAGTACTGGGCGCGCCTGTACTGCCCCGAGGTCATCCTCGGTGTCTACAGCCCGGATGAAGTCGAGCTACGCACCGAGAAAGAGATCAACCCGGCCCCCGCCCAGCGCGTCAGCCTGGCTGATATCAAAGGTGACACCGTAACTGCCACTCACAGCGCGCAGGAATCGGCCGCCAATATCGATGCCTTGGCCGATGAGTTCCGGGATCGCATTGAGAAGGCAGAAACACTCGATGAAGCCACCAGCGTCGGCAATGAAATCAACGACTCGAAAGCCGCTATCGGAACCACCCTTTTCACGGAGCTGAAGAATAAGGCGACGCGCCGTTATCACCTGGTGAAGCACCACAATGCTGTTGACGCAGCTATTAATTCCCTTCCGCAGCCTGGCGAGCCGGGTGCTACTGAGCGGTTCGCGGCAGCTTAACGCCTGATGGCAACGGCGAAGCGCCACCTGAGTGAGGAGCTGCACGATAAGTTCAGCATCACCCTGGCAGATATGAAACCGGAATACGTGGCCTAAGGGAGGTGGGAGGGTTCGCCCTCCCGGTAACGACATGAGCAAATCACTAAATGCACGCTGTATCCGCCGCTGGGAAGTTGAGTTCAAAGGCCGTTGTGATTCGAAGGTGAGTCCGTGGTGGCATAAGCGCGATCTGCGCGGCTATATCCGCGAGTGCGCCCTGACAACTGCTGACTGCATGGTGGAAAACCTGGCCTACAACAACGCAATGCATGATTTTTTCTCCGAAAACGGAGATGGCACCGGCTGGTCTCCTGAATTTTCGGGCTGGTACGACAGTAGGCGTCGAGAGCAATACCGGAAAGAGGCTCTGAACTACCTCAATGAGGACGCCACCAATGACGAGATCGACGAAGAAATTCAGAACGAGCTGGAGGCCTGGAATGACTGAGCTGAATTACAACCCGGCAGACCCCGACAAAATGCAGCTCCCGAAGGGTAAGATCTGCGGCGACTGCGCGCATATCCGCCGCTGTAAGGCAATTTTCGGGCATACCGAAACCGATGCATATTGCGACTGGTCGCCGTCCCGAGCGGTTTTCCGTCAACCATCTAACCCAGAAGGCGGTAACCATGAGACTGATTAACCGCAGCACGCAGTCACCACTGGCGCGCCAGGCATGCGACATCGCCCTGGCGGCCCATCAGCAGCGCTACGGCAACTACGGGCGCAGCAAGATGCGGGAGACGTACACGGTGCGAGTGGAAGGTGTGAAGGTCTGGGTGGAGGTGGTGAACAGGAAGGCGAGCTACGTGGCCACGGCGATGACCGGCATGCGCCGCCTGCGATCTTTACCCGGGCAGGCCGCCTGATATTGAAATATCACCGAGCAACCTCAAACAGCTGATGGCTGTGCCGGGTGCGGAGAAATAGCCAGTTCGCCCCGGCATTCAGTTTATGTGGAGAAAGGTATGAGTGAAGTAATCATGATGGTATCGCCCGGGAAATGGGTGTCTGAGGAGCAGTTGATAGCCCTGAAGGGGATTAAAAAGGGGACACTGAAGAAGGCGCGGGAGAAGACTTTTCTGGAGGGGAAGGAATACAAACACGTCTCGTTCGACTGTAGCCCGTGGGATAACAGCCCGTGTTTTTACAACCTGGATGAGATCGACCGCTGGATTGATCGTCAGGCCTCAGCGAAACCGCGGCGACAATCTGCTTAAATACTCTGACCATCAACCAACGAGGAATCGTTATGAAATACCCAACAGGAGTGGAAAACCACGGCGGAACGCTAAGGCTGTGGTTCATCTACAAAGGGGTCAGAGTGCGCGAAAGCCTGGGGGTGGCTGACACCCCCAAAAACAGAAAAGTGGCCGGCGAGTTACGGACGTCTATCTGCTATGCCATCAAAACCGGAACCTTCAACTATGCCCAGCAGTTCCCATCCTCCCAGAACCTGGCGCGGTTCGGGGAGGCAAGGCAAGAGGTAACGATCGGGGAGCTGTCCGGGAGATGGCTGGCACTGAAGGAAATGGAGGTGGCCGAATCATCTCTCAACACCTATGGGCGAGTCATTGCTAATGTCACGGCTATTATTGGGCCCGGCACCCTTCTCTCCTCAATCACCAAAGAGAGCATGCTGGAAGTCCGGAAGGAGCTGCTGACGGGTTTCCAGATCATGAAGCAGGGGCATAAAACTCCGAAGCGGGGTAGATCCGCTGTTACTGTGAACAACTACATGACCGTGTTGTTCGGTATCTTCCAGTTTGCGGTTGAAAATGGCTACATTTCAAAGTCACCAATGAACGGAGTGGCCCCTCTGCGTGAGTCCCGCCCGGATCCTGACCCGATAACCCGAGAGGAGTTCCCTCGCCTGATTGACGCCTGCCACCATCAGCAGAGCAAGAATCTGTGGGCTATCGCCGTTTACACCGGATTGCGGCCGGGTGAACTGTGCGGACTTGCCTGGGAGGATGTGGACTTGAAGACGGGAACAATCACCGTCAGAAGAAGCCTGACGCAGAAAGGGATATTCACGCTGCCGAAAACCAATGCCGGCACTAACCGGGTTGTGCACCTGATCGAGCCAGCACTCGAGGCATTCAAAAGCCAGTATGAAATGACCCGCCTCTCTCAAGAGCATAACGTACCTGTTAAGCTGAGGGAGTACGGAAAGAAAGAGTTCAATAAGTGCACGTTTGTCTTCCTGCCGTCACTGACAGCCAGGGCAGGGAATTACGGCAAGCACTTCTCCATCAACTCCATAGGGAACTCGTGGGATGCGGCGATGAAAAGAGCCGGCCTTCGCCACCGGAAATCGTATCAGTCGAGACACACTTATGCGTGCTGGTCGCTTTCTGCAGGAGCAAACCCGAACTTCATTGCTAACCAGATGGGGCATGCCGATGCCCAGATGGTATTTCAGGTTTACGGGAAGTGGATGGAGGAAAACAACCTGGACCAGATCGCCATGTTGAGTTCAAAATTAAGCGACTTTGCCCCAACCATGCCCCACAGCGACAGGACTGCTGCATAA